AGGCTATTACTTCTCGGCAATCCAAGTATTAGCTCAATCTGTCGTTGCTTCACAGACCAACGTAACTGGCGAGGTCACAGCACAACTTAGCGATTTTACAGCACTACCGGCAGGGGTAACTATTCCTACAAAGTTAACCAAGATAGCCCTGACAAGTGGAGAAGCAATTGGCATTCTTGCAAGAACATAATGCTATTACATTAAACGAAAAGGGGGATTTACCCCATGGCGATCACTTATGGAGCAATTAGAACGTCAACTCTGCGCTTGTTAGACGAATACAGTTCAAGAGGAACCATTCAAGTCCCTTCAAAAGTAGCGGATTACGGTTTCAAAATACAGCAATTAGTAAATGAATCAATTTACGAACTTGCTTCAACTACAGCCAAGCTTCCTAAAACTCTCTTAATTCCTCATAATCCTGTCAAAAACACCCTTGCCGACGATACGAGTTCGATAAAACAGCATATTCCCGGCATTGACTTCTCGATAACGCTTGTGAATGGGAAGTCAACTTTTTTTGAAGCTACCGGACCAGCGACAATAGTTATCGAGCAATCGAGTAATGGCACGACCTACACGGAGATTGAGACAATTACTATAGCTTCAACCGTAACAACTTTTGCAGAATACAGGCGACTTATAACTCCGACTTTAGCAACAAACACGGTTAGATTGCGCTTTACTGGCGATTACGTTTACCTGTTTAGGAATTATGTACTGTATCCGTATTCTTGGCCTACGGCGGCAGACGTACCACAGCACTCTCCTTGGTGGAAGGTTACAACTCCAAGCGATTTCCTTGACCTAAACTATGTAGAAATTAGGAGGGACGCAAGGCAATTTATTCCTTATTCCAATATGATCAAGACTCCTGAGAACGAACTTTTTTTCAACTCATTTGAGGGTCCTGCGGAATTTCTTATCCACTACTGGCGTAAGCCAACTCTCTTAACCTTCACCAACGTTCAAGCAACAGACGATGCCCTGATAATCGACCTTCGAGATGATGCTGCATTAATTTTGCCATACAACTGTGCTGGAACAATCATGAACTCGGAGGAAGATGGCCTCGGGGATCGCTACTTAAAGAAATACACAGAAAAACGCATGAACCTCATTTCAAGTACAGCCTCGCACGTATCAAGCCTAAGTAATTTGTACACATGGTAGGAGGTGAGGACATATCGCAACCGAAACATATAGCTTCCCCGATGGCTTCGCAGGCGGCCTGAGGATTGACCTTAGCCCCGATAAAATACCTTCTTCTGCAAGCCCTGATATGCAGAACATAAATTTTTTTGACGGAGCAATCCCAACTAAACGAAAAGGCTTCTCCCGCCCCTACTCCGCCTCACTTGGACCAACTCCAATCCGTCTAATGACCGAATTTAAGACAAACGGCGAAACCGAATTCCTCATCGTATGCGGAGGTTCCCTATACAAAAAGAATTGAGGTGTAACTCTTGGCAGATATAACTCTCCAGGAACTATTTGACGCTACGGCAAACGTAGCAGGTACAGGCTTTGCATCAGCAGCGCGAACAGCCACGGTATCAAGTTCTGACATAACAAACTTAGGCGGCAAGGGCGTTATTGTCATCCTTGACGTAACTGCATCAGCGGATACCCCAAGCATTACATTAAAAATCGAAGGCAAGGACCCTGTTTCTGGTAAATACTACACTATCCTCGAATCAGCAGCGGTAACTGCAACAAGCACAAACATCTATAGGGTTCATCCTTCATTAACCGCAGCATCCAACTTGATAGCAAAAGATGCAATCCCCAAAACATTCCGCATAACCATGACTCATGCGGACGCGGATTCCATCACATATTCGGTAGGCTATAGTTTGGTTTAGCCTCTCATAAGGGGGTTCAGTATGGCAATTGCAACATTTTGGGCAGGTACAGACGGTAAAGATGGAACATATGGAGTAGACGCAACAACAGCACTAGATGGAACTGCCTCGGCATCTGTCTTTTTTTCTTTATGGACAGAATTCGAAGGTATTCTTCAAGGACTAACCGATGCCCCAACAACTTCCTTCGAGTCAGGCGACAAGGTTTACTTCCTTACAGGCAATGAATACGTCTACTATAACGGCACAACAGCAGGTAACGTCACGGATATTGCCAAGGTCCCAACTGTTACGCTAGGTAAAAAACCTGATGGCACAAGCGGAACAGCAAACGAAAAGTTCAATCATTTGAGTGACAAATGGAAAACAAGCTATGACCCTGACGGAATAGCGACAGCGTTTGTACTCGACAAAATATATCAATCTGATGGCGTAACCCCAATTACCCTCTCAGCAAATCTATTTAAAGCGTACATTTATGAAGTAGAAAAAGTAGAAGGTACAGACTTCACCTTCAATCGTACAACATGGACAGCAACCTTCACCTCTGCCCCTGCTGCTGGAACTGATACCCTGCAAATTCAATTAGAGGCAACCGCGCTCATGGACCAAACCCTTATCACTAAATGCACCATGGCTATTGAGTACGCAGGTAACAATAATACCGCTGTATTCATTTCAGGGCATCCAACCTACCCGAATATAGTTTGTTATTCATGGTTTTACGACCCAACATACTTTCCTGAAGATGCTGACATAAGCGTTGGTAACGACTCCCGAAGTGTCACTGGTTGGGGAAGAATGAACGATTACCTTATCACCTACAAAGAGCCGGGTGATGAATTTGTACAATGGTATTCGTACATTAATGTGGATTCTACTTCTGGCGCAGTCACGGTCCCTACATTCGGTCTAAATGATGAGTTTGGATGCATCGCAGGGCGAACCGTTCGCCCTGCTCAGAATGGGCTTCTTGTCCTCTCTGATAAGGGAGTAGTATGGACTTGGGCTAGCCTAACCAAGGGACAAGCTAACTGCAAAATAGTCAGTCAAGGCGTAAACGGTAAGAACGGCATAGCAAGTGGAATCCTTGACAACACGAAAGCAGACTTAGCCTTATCCCATGCTGAAATAAGCGGAAACAAATACCTTCTGCATATCAAGGACAAGGTTTGGGTGTTGGACCTTGAATATTCAGACTTGGCAGGTGGAGTTTATTGTTGGTATCCCTACACTGGTATTTACGCCAATGCAGGATACTTCCTGACACGTTCAGACGTTCTATATATCGGCGATAACGTAAACGGGCTTATCTATTCCGAACAGCAAATAACCAACGATAACCCTTACTCCGACAATGGCGTAGCGATAGACGCGTGGTGGACTTCGCCTCTTATGTTCCTAGGTGGTAGAGAATGGATAAAGAAGTTTGAACGGATCAATCTTACATTTAAAGCATCATACGGAACAGAACACATCCTTACGCTTATCTCTGATTCAGGGGAAGAAGATATAACCCTCTTGCAAGAATCAGGGATTTTTGATGCCCGGTACTTCCACGCTTCATATTTCAATGCAGGAACGGAAGCGCCTAGCTACCCTAAATCACAGGGCGAGAAAATAGGAATCAAGGCTGAGTATTTCCAGTTCAGAATCAGAAATAACATGCTTAATCGCAGTATAGCCATGTTAGCGGCTATGATTAGTTTCAAGCTGAGGAAGAAGGTGAAGTAATGGCATTTCCAACAATGGGGGCAATAACTGAAAAGTTCGTAGGGCAACCGTACGACCTGAATAGCGTCTTAACCCCTGCTCAAGTGTGGGCAAAGCTTGACTCTCCACCCGAAGAGGTAAGGGTTGCGTTAAATGCAGTTGTTGCCTTACTTAATGCTATCACAGACGGGATAAGTGGCGCAGACAGCCTTGGCATACCCGAAACCATAGCAGGAAGCGGGGCGAATGTAAGAGATAGAGCAGATTGGCTTTATGCTCAGATAGTTGCTGCGGTGTTAGGGGAGATACCTGACGGTTCGTTGACTACAGCTAAGCATGCTAATAGTTCTGTCACGGCGGCAAAGTGCGCGGCAGACGTTGCGACTCAGGCTGAGTTGGATAATTTAGCAGGAGCAGGACGAACAACAGAAACAGTAAAGGATAATGCGGATACCATTGCTAACCATTCAGCAAATACTACTACTGCCCACGGTGCTGTATCGGCAGCGACAGCAAGTAAGATCATAATTCGTGATGCGTCAGGCAGGGCAAAGGTAGCGGCCCCAAGCGCAACAGATGACATTGCGCTATTAAGCACAGTTACGGGCAATGTCGAAGATACTCCAACGGCAGGGCACACGACTAATGCGGCAAGCAGTAATTCAGTTGCTATACTTCAGGCGGATTACGCGACAGACACAGGTGTAGTAAATGCTTATGCGATTACACTAAACCCTGCTCCGGTGGCATATGAGATAGGCAAGATTTATAAATTTAAAGCCGCTAATGCTAATACAGGAGCATCAACCTTTGCTATAGGGGCATTGGTTGCAACGGCGATAAAAAAGAATGTGTCAGTGGCTTTAGCGGCAGGGGATATTCCGGCAGGGGGAATAATACCCGTTATGTATGATGGCACAAATTTTCAACTAATCCCAATAGCTCCACCGAGTGCCGCATCCGAAACCGTAGCAGGTATTACAGAGTATGCTACAGCAGCAGAGGTTACAGCAGGGGTTAGTACCACATTAGCAATAACTCCTGCGGGGGCGAAGGTGGAACTGGACAAAAAAGCAAATATAACAAGCGGAGGTTATACTGGTAATGCAACTTCTCCGAGGACAATATCGTTGAGCTTTACTCCCAAGTTTGTTTATGTTACGAGACTAGGTGGTTCGACACCAACTGACTCAGTAACCGGAATAACTGGTTATGATGCTACTGCACCAACATTAGGTAAATACGATACAAGTAATAGTAATATAGCCTCGTATTTAGCAGGCGACAACAATTCTATCGTTATCACTACCAACGGATTTATCGTAAGACACAACAGCACGTATAATGGGTATAACATAAACGGCATATCGTATGGATATACAGCTATAGGATAGGGGGACAAAGATGTATACGATAATTAACAAAAGCACAGGTTATGAGATTCGCACTCATGATATGTTTAGATGCTCCAATATTTTCCCTAACTTAGAACTAGGAGAAAATGAGCAAATTGTGCTTATACCAGTTTTGCTAATTGGGTTAATCAACAACGCTTATGAATGTTCTATTTCCGTTGGACAAGAAGGGATAGTAACGGCAATAAACGTAACAAAGACAATGGCAGAATGGCAAGCAGAGCAGCCAATAGTAACCCAACCTAAATCAGAACTTGAACTATTACAGGAACAACTAGCAACTCAAAACCAAACTCAATCAGATTTTATGGATTATATTTTTGCGTCATTTCCAGAAATAGCCTAATTTAAAGGAGGTGATAAACATGGCAATAACTTCTATTCTTCCGTTTCGAACATCCACATATGCAAGAGCAATCTATGTGTATGGCACAAACAGGCTGACCGCAAGAGATGGCTTCCCCGGAGTTGCAGAAGGTTACTACACACCAGTAGAACAGTATGCAGCAGCAAATTACACTACTGCACAAATTGACTTAGCATTAGCTTATGGGTGGTTGACGCAGACTGAATACGATGAGACTATGGCTTTCAAAATCTAACCACACAAGGGCAAAAGATAGACTAGAGATAGTCTCTTTTCTTTTGCCCTGCTTTAATGAATTTTCAAAGCTGAAAGGCTTTTTTATTTTGTTTTATTCTTCTCCAAAGGAGGCGAAAGCGTGGCTACAAACTCAACCCTATCCCAAGAAGATTACCAACAAAACTTAACCGACTTAAATGATGTAACTGCAACTGCGGCAGCTACAGCCAAACAGGACGTACTTCGTCAAGCGTGGGAGAGCGACCAACAGACTTACAACGCACAAAATGCTGCGGTTGCGAACAACTATCAAAGTGCTACTAATGCGATCAATCTTCAGCGACAGACGCAACTTCCCAAATATCAAGCTCAAAAAGATGCGACTAGTTCAGATGCGGCGGCAACACAGCGTCGAACGGAAGCCCTAAATTCAATGGGTGGAACATACAACTCGGGCGCAAACAGGAGTCAGATGTTAGGGATTGACCTAAATAGGCAGAGTGTCTTACAAGGCATACAGAGCGACCAGAATAACTTCGAGACATCTACGGGTAATGCTCTGACGGAAGCGGATTCGGCGAGGGTCGCGGCATTAAATGATATTGCTGGAAAGTTAGCCCTTGGCACAACACAGTACAACGATGGAGCATTGGCATTAAGGACTCAACTTGAGTCAGACAAGCAAACCGGGGCATTAAAAGCCGTCTTAGATGCTCAAGCGCGAGCAGATGAGCAATATCAATTCAACACGACGACAGGGCTTCAGCAGCAACAAATTAACAATCAAGTGGCACAGTATGCATCCACTTTAGCTCAGGAAAATGAGCAATTCAGAATTACGTCTAATATGACGCAACAACAGATTAATAATCAGGTTTCGCAGTTTAGACAAGGCTTGGAGCAAAATGCAAGTCAATTCGGCGTAACCTCTGCACAAACACAACAGCAGATCGATAGCCAAGTTTCGCAGTACGCCACCTCCCTAGCACAGTCTAATTCTCAATTCGAGAGAACTGCTGGTCAATCGGATACTCAAATAACCAACCAGGCTAATCAGAATGCTGCTCAACTAGCCCAAAACGCTGCTCAATTCGCCGTAGCTTCAGCGCAAACGCAACAGCAAATCGATGATGCCGCTTCTCAGTTTGCCGAGTCATTAGGACTATCTAAGGAACAACTTGCTGCTCAAATAGCTCAAAATGGCTTTGGTAATACTATGGCTGCGTTGAACTATAATGCGTCCATTGACCAAACTGAATTTAACAATGGTATTGCGGTTTATGGTGCAACTGGGGTTTATGGTGGAGACGTTAGTTCTGGAACGGACAGGGCTGTCGTTAATCCAGACGGAACAATTAGCACAATTCCTGTAGATGCAACTCCTGACACGACTCCTGATACACTTGATATATCTGGAAATGTGGCCACACCGACTACGGGCATTACTGTCGGCAAAACAGGAACAAAGTGGAAGAACTACCCTGAGGTTGACCGTAACACTGATGCCCCGGCAACAAATAGTGAAGGTGAGGAACTAACGGGGTACAGAATGACAGCCATTAGAGGAGAACACAGGTATTACGTTCCTATTTACTCTGGGCAAATGTCAAAGGGAACCGTTCCAACAGGCGCTACGATCAATGGATCAAAAGGCGGCGTGCCAACCTTTAAGGATTGGTAAACTCAAAGAAAGGATGATTAATATGGCTGCGGTTGACCCAAATAGACCCGGATATTACATGGACGGAACACCTATACCCAGCCGAACTGATCCTGAGGCGACTAATCGGGTTGCGGCTATGCAAGCGGGGTTTGGGGAATCTCAGCCTCAAGCTCAAGCTCAATCTCAATCCCAAGCTCAACCTCAGCCCATTAGAAAGTCCGGCAATCCATATAATAACCCGAGCAAAAAGCCAATCTACATGACTGCTGATAATCAGATAGCTGATGGCCCGGGAAAAGGTGTGTATGCCTATTATGGAGTGCCGGGCATGGAATTACGCACGCAGTTTAACGCGCAGAATGAATTTAAGGACAAGATGGAACAATGGGCTAAGGAGTTTGCAGAGACGCAGAGTCAGAATAAGTTTGATAACGGGATATCAGAAGGAACGCTGACTGGTTATTATAACGGGAAGAAAACAATTAGCACTAAAACAGGGGGTACCAATACGGCGGCTCGTAAATACTACGTAAACGGAGTGCTGCAATCATAACACCTAGTACCAAGAGAGAGTCTTAATCGACTCTCTCTATTTCTCAAGAAAGGATGATGAGCGTGGCTATTTATGGCCTACAGGATGATGTCTTGGCCAATAAAGGGAAGAATGTTCAATTATATATTCCAGGGCAAACCAAGCTTACCGCGCAAGATATATTTCTCGGTGGCCCTGGAACAGGCGTAACAGATGAAATGATTGGGTCGGCCACAAGAGTACACGGCGAGTCGCCTGAAGATACTGCGTACGGATTAGAGCAATACCTAAACAGCATCGAGAATGGAACCTCAATGAATGCTGCGCCTGACCAACCCGACAGTTCAAGTTCAAGGACTTTTGGACTACAAGCAGACGTAGACGCAAACAAGGGGCGAAGCGTAAATCTTTATGTTCCGGGTAAAACCCAATTGTCGGCACGGGATGTATTCTTGGGCGGCACAGGTACAGGAGTTACGGATGAGCAGCTAAATGGGGCGCAGCGCATATTCGGGCAGGACGCTGTCGGTACTCGACAGGCCTACAATGAATATAGTGGTGATCTTTCGTCACAGACTCGGGCTGCTATAGCTCAAAATGCTGCGCCTAGGGTAGATTCAGACAGAGGTATCCCAACACTGGCCCGTCAACAGATGGAAATAAATCAAGCCAAAGATATGGTAGACCTCCCGGTAAAGACATCCGTGGCAACCGGGAAATACCTCGGCATGGATACGCTTGAGCAGAAAAAGTATGATGAAAAACTTAGGCAAGATGCGCTTGACGATGAATGGAAGCAGAAAAACTTTGACTACAGCATGTCGAAGGATACTCTCGATAATAAGTATAAGTATGACGCATTGAATTCTGGTAATTACAGCGATGCTGAAAGCCGGAAGATTTCTCAACAAAATGCCAACGTGAATGAGTTGAATGTAACGGGTGAGTGGCCCAGTAGCGGAGGCGGCGCAAGTTCGGGCGAATATTCATCATCGATCAATAAGTACGCACAACAGTACGGAGTATCACCCGGACTTATCAGTGCAGTTATTAACCAGGAGAGCGGAGGGAATCCTAGCGCAATCAGTTCCGCGGGAGCCAGCGGGATAATGCAACTTATGCCCGGTACCGCGAGGGAGTTGGGGGTAACTGATACCTCTAGCGTTGATCAGAACATAATGGGCGGGACGAAATACCTTAGCCAACAACTGCAGAAATATGGAAACAATGAATTAGCGTTGGCGGCTTATAATGCTGGACCTGGTGCTGTGGATAATGCTATTAGTAAGGCTGGAAGTAGGGATTGGACTGCTGTATCTCAATTCCTACCGAGAGAAACGCAGGGTTACGTGCCGTCTATCTTAGGTAGCGTGAAAACAGCTCCGCTAAAAACCAAAAAGCCAGAACCATTTAGTGATACCGCCACCAATAGTATGATGAACCAAATGAAAGGCGCATTGGCTGAAGGGGCGACTATTGATGATCTAATAGAGGACTTGGGTGTATATCAAAGTGATGGCACAGCAAGGCTCAGAAACTACGATAATAGTTTCCTTATGAATTGGCTTCAGTCACAGAAAGCCAAGACTGAGAGTCAAGCTGATGGATTAACAAAATCAGCATTCAAACGGTGGTAGTATTAAGGGGGCGTTGCCGTGGCTTGGTTAAGCAATAGCACTCAATCGAAAACGAAATGGCTAAAGGACCCCGGATCTCTCCTGGAAGAAGATGATTTTTCAACTGCTCAGAAATCCATGAGGACAGAGGTTAATAACAAAACCTCTGCACTGAGGTCAAGATCGTTGCCTGTGCCCGGGGAATCTGACGATCGCAATTGGCTTGAGCGAAAGCTCAACACACCACAAGATACTGGGCTGCTCGGTGATGTCTTAGATGTTATTTCGCGCGGTCAGTATGCTTCGGCTAATGTGGCTAAAACATTGACTGATAGTAAAGATGATTCAATGGGAGATGTCGCAAGCTCTGCATACCGAGGACTAAGTGGGGAAGATAAAACTTCATACAGGGATGTGTTGGAGCAATCGGGGATGGAGCGCGGTAAGCTACGCTCTGTATTGGGATTCGCTGGCGATACCTTACTCGACCCAACCACCTACCTAACTCTTGGGGTTGGCGCAGGGGCTAAGATTGGGGGCAAGGTGGCCGCTAAAGGATTAGGGAAGGTTATTCCCAAGGCACTAGGAAAAGAGGCCGTAGATCGCGGTGGATTGAAGTTCATGGGAGCATCCCTTATCCCGGGTAGCGTCATCGAATCGGGGGCAGAAAAGATTGGCTTGAATAAAGTGGGTAACTTGCTCAGGGATTCTAAACCAGTTCAAGTATTAGGCAAGGCTCTTGTGCCGAATTTCAGAGAAGCAGGAATGGATAAGGCGGCATGGGATGCGTTTGTCGATACAAAGAAAGGTTATCAAAATTCCCTATCCTATGCTCAGAATAAGGCCGTGGATGACGCTATCAGTATGGCTGAGGGATTTACACCAGCAGAGAGAACTACAGCCTCACATGCCGTTCAGCACCCCTCTATGTACACAGGGGCAAGTGATAGAGTGAAGGAACTTGCCGACATGGCAAGCAAGTCGCTCAACGCTTCTGCGACAGAAGAGGTTGGGCTAGGATTACTAAAAACCCCAAGAGCTAACTACTTGCCGGGGATATATCCCGATAAAGAGAAGAAGTTCCTCGGGGGGATAATAAATAACCCGGGTATAAAAGCATCAATCGGAGGCCACGGAAAAGCTAAAACATATGACACCTTGGCGCAAGCTCAAAACGCAGGACTAAAACCGGAAACGGATATCGCTAAACTAGTTGGTTCTCGTCAAGTTGTATCGGCGCGAGCTGTCGAAACACAGAAATTTATCAACGAAACCTTAGAAAAGTATGGAACAAAGATTAATGCCAAGAATATTGACAAGATTGATCCGAGTATGGGGGTTTATCTACCCAAGGGAAGTCTTGCCTTTTTCCCTGCCGGTACTGTCCCTGATGAGTTCTTGGAATTAGTTAAGGGTATGGGTAAGGAAGAAATGATCGAAGTCCCTGCCGGGGCAATCAGAAGTGGTATGCTTGTTTCGAAGAATGTCCCGGTATATGCCCTGCCTAAACAAATAGCCGGGGAGCTAAACAATTTCAAGGCTTCGCAATCTGACGAGGGTAGCAAGGGTATACTGGGAGCATATGACAAAGCTTTAAATTTATGGAAGGGGTATGCCACGGCCGTTAACCCTGGGTTCCATATTCGCAATGCTCAATCCAACGCCTTTCAGACCGCATTAAACAGTGGTAAGGAATTACTTAATTCTATGAACCACGTTAGGGCATTAGGCGTAAACGCAACCGATCTACCCCTTATCGGAAAGAAGGTATCTGACAAAACGATTGATGTCGGCGGAAAAAAGATGACTCTCGCTAAAACTAAAGAGTTGATGAAGAAAGAAGGAGTCATTGGTTCGGGGTGGTTCGGCTCGGATATACCCGGATACATCGAAAAGAAACTTGATGCAGGGATAAAAGGTAATCTATCCCCTCAACTTCTGAATCCATTATCTCAAAATAACGCATTAATTAAAGCAGGAAGAACCGTAGGTACTGGGGTAGAGAATCAGGCCCGGGCATTCAACTTCCTTTCTGAACTAAGGAAAACTGGTGACGTAAAGCAATCCGCAAAGACTGTAGATAAAACACTCTTCGATTATAGGGATGTTACGCCTTTTGAGAAGAATGTCCTAAAGAGAACAGTTCCCTTCTATACATGGTTGCGGAAAAACGTCCCGCTACAGGCTGAGAACTTAATCAGGACTCCTGGTAAATATGCGGCAACTCAAAAGGCACTCAACGGGGTTAGGGATCTCTCTGAACCTGTTAACGAAAAGAATATGCCCGAGTATATGGACAATCCAAATTGGGTCAAGACCCCACTTGAACAGGGTGGAAATCCTATGTACTGGAATGCTAATCTACCGATCGGAGACTTGGAGAAGTTGAATCCTGCTCAAATCGGAAAAACTGCACTTAGTTCGTTATCCCCGTTACTCAAGGCCCCGCTAGAACTAGGATTCAATCAGAATACTTTCTTTGGTGATAAGATCGAGAAATATCCCGGAGAAATGAAAAAGGCACCCGGGTATGTTCCTGACCTACCGGATGCCGTTGTTAAGCTATTGGGCGCACAATACGGAGTAAGCAAAGAGGGAGTAGAGGAATTACAGGTCCCGGCAGGCGTTAGGTATATGATGTCGCAAGTTCCTTTTATGGAGAATGTATCTAAGTCTCTTGATCTAAAAGGTGATAAGAAGTTCAACCAGCTACTCACCTTCTTGATGGGGGCGAAAATAACTCCATTCGACGCAAAGAAAGCAGAGATGAATGCGCTATATGACCAAAGGGATGCACTTCGGGCAGCGTTTGATAAATACCAAACTCAAGGGTTGCTGGAATCTGATGAAGAATTAGCTAAGGCTAAGAAGAAAAAAAAGGGAACGAGTTGGCTAAAATAAAGGCAAGGAGCATTTTACTCCTTGCTTCTTTCTAGGCTATATTGAGCATTGTCTAAAATTGTTTTTGCGTACTCGATTTGTTTTTTATCGGATGAACTTAGTAATTGCCTTGCTTCAACGATCGAGCCCCTTAGATTTCCGATGTCCTTCAGATAGCCTTGGATAACCTTGTATCCTATTCCGCAATAGAAAATAGTCATTACGACAATCGTGGTAAAGATTGCTTCTGACTTTTTCAATTAGCATCACTCCTTAATTTGTATCCTGTTAAATAAACACAAGCACAGAACAATACCACAACAATACTCTATCATAATACTAAGTCTATTATCTAACAACTCACCCTAATATAAAAGAGCAGGGTCAATTCCCTGCTCTATCTTTATGCTCTTTTATGGAACCAAACTTAACGCCTGTAGTTGAGCTATTGCCACATCATCCTTTAACGATCCGTGTAGAACCTGCGTTGCGATACTGTTGTACTGTTTTGCTTTTAAACCTAACCCCGGGCCCTGCATGATCATCCCTTGAACTATTCGTTTAAATGTAGCATTTGATTCATACTTCAGCTTATGAATCTGCAACTCGATAATTAGGTTGCTGATTCTAGCGTTGATGGTTAACGTCGACCCAACAGGAGCCACAATCTCTTGCGCTCTCATGGCTGCAATTTGATCCGACTTACTAGGTTTCAATGTTGTTGCCTTAACTTTTTTAGTAAAAGAAGACATGTAGCCATCCTTTACGGAACAGACCATAAAGTACATCGTAGTGCTAGGTTGTATGCCATAGGCATTAGCTGAATAATCTCCATTCCATGCAAAATCATTTGTGCCGTCCGAGTTGGTGAGCAGAGTGAAGGCCCCGTCCTTGTCGTAACAATGATAAACTAGGTAGTAATCCGCGCCCACAACCTTACTCCATCCTATCTTTATCTGACTACTAGATACGGCTTTTGCCTTTACCGTTTTTGGTGCTTTAGTGTCTACTAATTCAATCCGAGGTGAATTAGTTTGCGTTGTATTCACTGGTATTTCTCCTGCCATAACGGGCAACGTAAGCACTACGACCATCATTATAGCCAAGACCACCGATTTAATTTTTTTCATTCCTTCACCTCTTTCCCCCTATTGAACCAAGCTCAATGCCTGCAATTGGTCTATAGCCTCGTCGTCGGTCATAAATCCATACGAGGACATGAGTGCTATGCAATTAAATCTCCTAGCCTTTAGGGTTAGCGTGTCGCCATCCGAAAACATTAAGCCTTGGGCTATTTGGGCGAATGTAGAATCCGACTCAACCTTCAACTTGTGTATTTGCAACTCGGTGGTCAGGTTAAATATCCTAGCGTCAAGGGTGATCATGCCAAACATTTCAAGAGAACGTACATCGGCAATTTCTTGGGCCATAGTGGCAGCATCAGTTGTCTCTTCTGCTAATACGGGTAACGTGAACATTAGGGTTAGCGTCATGGCTAATATCAACGACTTGATTAATTTTTTCATTTTCTTCCCCCTCTAAATTTTCCCACCATCATACCACGTTACTTCTGCGAAATTTAACGTAAAATGGAACAAGGAATAAAATTACTTTACAGCAATTGTCTTTATGTAAAGTGATATTCGTGGTACACTATTAAAACTAAGGCTTGGCTAGACTGATCATCTAGCGACAGACGCCCCTTGTCCGGGCGGCCTTAGTATACGGACAAATCCCAATGACAAGGGGTGCTAACGTTGCACCTAAGAAGACAGGTATCGTAATGATGCCTGTCTTTTCCTATTCCCATCTAGGAGGTGCAAAATGTGGTCAAAACTTACTTACTTCCTCAAAGAAAAAGAACAAACTCCACTCGATAACCATAACGAAAGCACTCGTTCATGGTCCAAGGGTTACCGAAAGGCCTTTACTGAAACATGCGAATTCGTATCAAAGATAAAACAGAGAGATAACAAGCCTCTAATTATCGGCATACTCACGGTAACCCTCATGCTCTCTGCTCTCCTTGTTCTCTACATCCGGGATGCTCCGGCCAAGATAGACGTCAACTCTGCAAGTGTACAGGCATTGGAGTCTCTACCAGACATTGGACCTGTATTGGCCGAGAGGATTATTGATGGTAGACCATATCATGATATCGAGGAATTAGATCGGGTAAAGGGTATCGGCCCAGCGACCATTGATGCGATTAAGGATAAGGCGACAGCGAAGGAGTGGTAAACGTGGAGAGCTTAATAAAGTATGGAATTGACAATAACATCATTTTTCTATCCCTCTTCGTAATGTCAATAGGCGGGTTATCCTGGCTTATAAAATGGATACTCCATACCAACGATGAAAGAGAAGGACGATATATCACAACAATTGAGAAGTTATCAGATAACCTTGAGGTTGTTAATGACGTTCGTACTTCTGTAGAAAGAATCGAGCGAAAACTAGAATCAAGATAGAAAGGGATGGTTAATCATGGCTTACCAAATATCAGAACAACTACTTAAGCTTAATCGTCCGGGTAGTATTAGCCATTCTCCAACAATTTCAAGATGTATGTCTCTAATATTTCTTGAACACTTGTTTTGTGCTTAATAGCGTAGATCAGTAGTTGCTGAGATACTTCTTCATCCAGCCTGAATGCAATTTGTTTCTTAGCCATAAGTGTATGCCTCCTTGCTATTTATATGATATCATGATATAATGACATCATAACATATAAGGGGGGAAAAAGCAATTTGGGCGGTAAAAAGAAAAAGACACACGAAGAATTTGTGAAAGAAGTATATAGCCTAGCTGGTGATGGATATACAGTGTTGGGGCAATATATTAACACAACCACAAAAGTATTAATACGACATAATACATGTGGATCTGAATATCTAGTTTTTCCCAGAAGTGTATTCCGTGGTAGTGGATGTATGAAATGTTTCGGCAACATAAAGAAAACAACACAGCAGGTTAGGGGAATTATACAGGATCTTGTTGGTTCTGAATATTCACTAATTGGCGAATATTCAGGGGCTAATGAAAAGATGGAGTTCATACACAATGCCTGCATGAAAAACTTTTTCATGTCTTATGGTGCTTTTGTGAATCACAACCATAGATGCCCAAACTGTATGAAAAACAAGACTATTAGCGATACTGAATTTACTGAACGCGTTCTTGAATTGGGTAATGGGGAGTATACTGTTTTGGGCAAATTCGTAAATACAAAAACAAAAGTTAAGGTAAAACACGTCATAAAGGGATGCGGATACGAATGGAGTGTATTACCTGATTCGTTTTTAAATAAGCAAAGCAGGTGTCCAAAGTGTAATGAATCTAAGGGCGAAAGAAGGATCCATGAAATATTAACCAGCAAAGGCATGCCATATAATGAACAGCACGTCTTCGCTGGTTTAGTGGGGGTTGGTGGTGGATTACTAAAATTTGACGCTTCAGTATTTAAGGATAAGGAAAAGCGCACTTTGTGGTTTTTGATTGAATTTGATGGCATACAACATCTTAGATGGGTTAAAGGATTTTATACAGAAGAAAACTTTATCAAGCTTCAGTATCACGATAAATTAAAAGATAATTACTGCTTAAAGTACGGCATCCCCCTTCTACGCATATCATATCAAGCGTCAAATACCATAGAGGAAACACTTACTAAATTTATTAAGGAACTGTCCTAGGGAGACGGTTCTTTTTTATATGGAGGATGAATTAATGCCTTACAAAATGTCAGAACAGCTAATCAAGTATAATAGATCATATCAAAGGCTAAACCCTGTTGGTTACGTCATCCATAGCACAGGTAACCCTAATGATACCGTGCAGGGAGAGCGTGATTATTTTAATAGCGGCGACCGTCAAGCTTCCGTTCATTACTTTGTGGGGGCCAACACTATAATCAGATGTATTCCTGAAAATGAAGTAGCCTGGGGATGCGGCCCGACAGGCAACCATCGTTATCTACAGGTCGAAATGTGCGAAGGTGAATCGTTCGACGAAGTTTGGGAAAACACGGTTTCTCTTGTCGCTGAGGCGTGCGTTCGGTATGGTTGGTATACTGGCCCTAATGTGTATTCTCATCGTGGTATATCGCAAATGTGGCACGAGACAAATCACGTGGATCCTATTGAGTTCTTAGCCAAACATGGCAAAACGTGGGATGATTTGTTAAATGCTATTGATGCGGAGATGAAGAGGATTAAGGATGGAGTTGGCAGTGTGGCAGAGGCTAAGCCGGACAAGGACGGGTACCTGCTGGTGCGTGTTCTAGATTCAAAATCGGCAGAAGTTCAAGCACAGATCATCAAAATGGGTTATGCGTGCAAGCCTATTATTCTTCCGTAGAAAAAGTATACCTTGGTATACCTGTAAACTTTTAGTATACCGTTAAGGAAAGGAATGAATCCCATGCGAGAAAAAGCCACAATCATAGCCATAGGGGGAGTCGTGCTTATTATACTATCCCTCATTGCCTCATCAGGAGTCACTAAGCAGCCTGTGGACTCCGAACTAATCAAGATGGCAGTATCGGGCCTTGTTGGGTTCGCAGGAGGTATTGGGGGCACGGTAGCGGTCACAGCATTAAATGCAGGCAAAACAGAATAGACCATTCTTCCCATGTGGGAAATATGGTATAATAAACTCATTAGAAAAAGAGAAATCTTTTGCGGAGCGAAATTGTGGGCATACCATAAGGACGCTCTATTTTTACTTGCCTCTCCTTAGCTGGAGGGGCTTATTTTTATGTCCAAATATCGTAAATTCCCCATAATATAGGGTTGGACTATTATCGTAATAGGTTGTATGATTGTTTGCATAGGAGGTGTTTAAGTGAATAGCAATATTAAGTTTTCCCCTGAACAATTAGTATCCACTACTCAAATTCTGAGGAACTTTTCCCATAACTTCGAGAAGGCGTCTAATCAACCTCTATTTATTCAAAGGAATCAAGAAATCGAGTGGGTTCTACTAAGCCTAACGGAATACGAAAGACTGATAAACGAAAGGAAGAAAAAATAAAGCATGGCTATAGCATCAAGAGATTCGCCGACGAATGACAACTGGGCTTACTACGAACATCTATTTGATGCTACAACGGATGGTTACATATCATTCGTGGAAATCAATAATAAATCAGGCGAAAAATTTGTTAGGTCATATAGCACTAATTTGAAATCACTAAGATCAATTGCAACAGCAACAGAGGGCAGAGAAGATACCTATGTTAGTCCGAACACATACTTTATGCCTAGACGTTCAGTAAGCAACATTAGACAATATAGGTGCTTATTTATCGACTTGGATATAGAAAAGTACGGAAAGCATAGCAAGGAAGAAACATTCAAGGAAATACTAGAATTAGTTACTAGTGGTCGTATTCCAATGCCGAGTATGATGACGGACAGTGGCAGAGGGTTTCACCTGTACTTCAGAGTCAAAAACGCACCAAGGCAAGCGCTTCAAACATTTCAAGAGTTAGAAGATTATCTGTACTATCAACTGAAGGACTTAGGAGCCGATCTGAGCGCGACAGATAGCGCGAGAGTACTTAGAATACCCGGAACTATAAATAGTCGCAACAGAGAAGTTTGTAGCATCATATACCAAAACAACGACACAGAATATACGATGTACGATTTGAGAGAACATTATCTTAATTACGAAGAGAACAAACGGAATTGGGCTAAGAAAAAAGAGTTCAAGCCTAAGAAAGTTTGCATAGTTCGTAATCTATTTAACTCCTATAGCCTTCATATGGGCAGAGTTGATGATGTACAGGCAATATGCAAGCTAAGGAATTATGATGTTGAGGGTTACAGAAACTTTGTCCTCCATTGCTTTAGTTACTGGAAGGGAATCTATATTAGAGATACGGAACAACTTCTAAGGGAAACTATGGAGTTCAATGGAAAGTTCAAAAATCCGTTATCCGATAGTGAAGTAAGGATAATATGTAAATCAGTAAAGAAGGCTATCGAAAAGTTTATCGACTACGAACAAGGTATACGAAGCGGATTAGTCAAACGAGTTACTAAGGGCATGAGGGATAAGCCGGGTTACTGGTATACAAACGCTTATCTGCTCAAGAAGCTAGATATTACGGATACGGAACAGGAAAAACTCAAAACGATTATTGACGCTTCAGAAAAGTATCGTAGGAAAAAAATTAGAAGAGATGCTAATCGAAGAAATGAAAATGGATTAACCGTGAGACAGCAAGCAAAACAAGACAAAATAAGGGAAGTCAAGGAACTTTATGAAAACGGTTCAACGCAATCTGAAATAGTTAAGGCGTTGAAAATAACCAAAGGGACTGTTTCTAAATATATCAGTTATGAATAGTTTCCTGAAAGTGTCCCTTATACAGTGTGTGTTAGGGAACTAAGCCAATACACACTGTATTAAGACAAGCAATATCGAAAGGTAGGTGAGTAATCCTTGGGATGTGCAATGGAAAAATTCTCAGACGGATCAACAATATTTTGGTGCGGTAGCGGCATCGACCCCTGCTCTGTATGCGGTGATATCTCAACAACCTTATGCGATTATCCGGTCGGTCAGCGCAAAACATGTGATCAACCACTTTGTGAAAAGCACTCCATTAAGCAGGGTGCAGAATGGCAAGATATTCATTTTTGCCCGGTGCATGTTCTTATCGCTAGGGGATTAGTTAACGAAGGGGATGAGTGGAAATAAATGCAAGCTATAAAAATGAACATTGGCGGTATCAAGTGCGACAACAAAGAATGCAACTTCAAGGACATGAGTGTCCAATTCGAGGACTACTATAAATGGCTAAATAAGCCTTGTCCTAAGTGTGGAAGTAATCTATTGACTCAACAGGACTACGACACGGTTAAAATATTAATTGACCTTACTGCGATAGTAAATGAGGAAGTTTCAGACGTTGATGAGGGTGAGCAATTATTCAAGATGTCGGTTGAGTTTAATGGAACGAGTAGGGTTGTGTTTTCGGATATTGAACCGATTGAGAAGGAGGGGGAATAACCTTGGAAGGAAGAAGTAGAAAACCCATGACAAGTGGAGTAGGGGCGATGATAAATAACACCAACTACAAAGACATCGGCATGAATAACCATGATGAGTTAAAAGAGTTTGTAAATGGAGAGCTTTACCTTAACAACACAATCGTCAATACTTGTCTCAAATTCTACAGAAGCGGCGACATATCATATGAAAATGCACTCCTGAGGGCTATTGTACATTTAGCCGAAAGATCGGATGCTTTACAAGATGATTTAGTTAAGCGAATAATGCGTGAATCACCCTCAAATGCATGGAGGGATATAAAATGAACTGCCAAACCTGCGCAACTCCAACTAAATACACAACTGGCTTCTGGGACGGAGAATGCGGTACATTTGGACAACTATTTGATTGTCAAAATCTCAACTGTAAGACAAAGCAGGACAAAATAAAAGACGCTGAATCTGAGGAAGAAAAAAGACAAGCAGTAGTCAAAGCAAACGCCAGGAACGAAGTGCAAATGATATCGATCAGGTCCAAAAGAAAAGAACTGCAGATAACTATCTCAAAGATGGCTAAGTCGCTTGGCATATCTCCTTCAGATTATAGCAATTATGAGCAGTGCAGAGTTGCATTGCCTGTGGAGATGGCGGAGAGGATTGAGGGTATGTTTAGGGATAATGAGGTCAGGGCAATAATGAATCCCAGCGTAGAGGGTGACCCTGTTTTACCGGAAAAGTTAATCAAAACTATGCGTAGAGTCGGAAAGGAAGCGTTGGATAAATGAACGAAAAGGAAAAGCAAAGATGCTACATGTCTTTAGTGGGTTGCTATTGGTTAAGTGTTCATCAGGATCTACGTCCTTGTCGGGGGTGCGATGAGGAGCATCTCCAATATATTGCAGATAAGGAGGAAACGTGGTTCTTTAATGATAAGCCTAACGAAAAAGATTTCTTATGGTTTAATCCTAAAGACGGGAAACTGATAATCGGGCATAGTGAGGATAGTGATAATGGCTAAATACCAGCACTACAAAGGTGGCATCTACACGTTGATAACCCTCGCTGTCCATACTGAAACCGATGAAAGACTCGTGATATATTGGGATAAGGAGGATTTAGTATTCGCTAGACCCTAGGATATGTTTTTTGGTAAGGTTAAGGTAGGGGTAATGAGTGTACCGAGGTTCGCGGAGATTAAGCCAAAGGAGATTGTTCCTGCAGTAAGCACGAATCTTGTTAAGCCTAAAGAAAACTACATGAGTAATCTGCTGAGGAAATACGGGAGGAATAAACCATGACATACGGAATTAGATTTAATCTATTTTTCAAAAGTCAGATAGAAAAGACAAATCAAGAGAAGATTGAGGCGTTGAAACAGTATTCAGTTGGCGATGCGTTAACCTTACTAAGGAATATCGAGGAATCACCTAGAGAGTTCGACGGGGAGATAATTCAAGGGGTTTATGCTTGTTTATTTGATAAAGGTATTATGTGCATGTGATGAGTAGGGAGAAATAAGCGATGAAACAAGAAATAACAAAAGAGCAACTAGAATCTCTTCCAATGACCAAACTGGATAAACTTCATGATTACTGGTTTAGAGGAACGTGGACCGAAAGGAATGCCTTGAAATATTGCATTGAGGTAAAGGGGATTTGCGTTCCTGTTTTAACGATTGGGCAATGTATTGAATTCCTGCGTGACAAGGCAGAATAGGAAACGGATGGAGGCTTAGAAAATGTTTCGCTAACGGAACCGAGTTTAGCTATTAGCTGGAACGAGGAAGCATATCCAGAGTTGGCAGATGCTTTGTGGGGCGCAGTTAAATCGATATTGTAGGGGGTAAAAATGATGAGACAACGGATAATGGCTGATCAACTCCAGCAACTCTCTCCTGACCAACAAAACTGAGGGAATGGTGGTCTATTCACCAACAGCAAGGCGATGTATTTATTTGTCTTGGTAATGACTTTTTAAGCGGAAAAGAATTTGTATGGGATGGAGGCGGCAATCCTCTAAGCCAATCCGTTCCGCTTCTATCAATCGGACAATGTATCCAAATTATAAAGAATGGTAAAAAATCTTTTATTATTGATATTTTTACAAACTCAGTTGAGTTGTACGACACCCATAGAAGTCTGGAAAATGATGAAAGTTTTTCTAAGGGAAGAGAGCTTATGGACACACTTTGGCAAGCAGTCAAGAAAATATTGTAGGGGGAATCCACTGTGTTAACTAAATATTGCAAATGGTTTTGCACAGAATTCATCGACGACAACAAGTGGCTTTTTGAAAGCAATTGCGGCGAAAAGCGTGTAGTATCAAGGAATGAAAAATTTTATAAGCACATTCATCGTGATGACGATCTTAATTTGTGCCCAAAGTGTGAAAAGCCTATTACGGTTGGTGAGTTGATGTGATTAATTTTAGGGTGGTGAAGAAGTTGAATCTATTACCATGTCCTGAATGTGGAAATAAGCCAAATCTAGTTTCTTGTGAACCAGAACATCAAAGTATGAAGTATTTTTGCGGTGTTCACATTTCTTGCGGAGATTGGAAAAGTAGCGAAGAACTAGCTGGTGAGGATTGGAATAAGCGCGTGCAGGAGTACGAATCATCTAAACAACGGGATAATAAAAAGGAATTTAACAACATTTCTAATCTGGAAATAATTCAGCAAGGCAGAATGAAAACATCCATATCCTGCGATAACTGCGATTACGAAACGGGCCTCATGGAACAGAGGGATGCTGTGTTTAGAATTAATATGCATGGTGGGTATTTTATGTTCGACGGAGAAGGCGGGCCGGATAGTAAGTGTCCTGGTTGTGGACTTAACTCATTATGCACAGAAAGTTAATATTGTGGGGAGGATTAAGAGGGATGGCAAGAAAGTTATTTCAATGCGAAAAGTGTAATTCAGTTCACGCTTCAGAGAAGGAAGCTGATAGGTGCGAATCAACCCATTTGGAGCCAGAAAAACAAGAGTTAGTATTTAGTGAAAAAGATAGGAAATCAGAATATCCTTCAGAAGTTAAGTTATGGTTTAATAAGAAGTGCGTTACCTATACTAGACAGCAATAAATAACACAAACAAATACCATCCAACTCGGATGGTATTATCTATTCCAGGTACCAACGTTCGGATATTCTACCTCCCCCACTCTCCCCTGCTCAACTCATCTCTGTCCAAATGCCCTCTTTTGCACAATCTACAAGGATAGGAGGGAGGCTACCCGAACAATCGGCTATATAATGTCGCTATAACGTTCGCCTAACTCTATAACCCTTCTTGCGCTTCTTAGGTTGGAATACTGGAACAGCCTCACGATGCTGAGGCAACATAAAAATAAATAAGAGTGGACCGAATACAATCGCTAAGGTAATCCATGTCACGCTTGTTCCCCCTTTGACATTGCTAACTTTATCACAAGGGAGCGCAATCGGTCAGCCTCTTCCTTCAATCGTTCTGTTTCTCCTAGTAATTCTGAGCAGGCTAAATTAACTGCAGCATTACGTGAGATCCCGCAGCCCTTTGCATAAGCATCTAAATCCTTCAAGAGTGGGGTGGAGAAGTGAATTAGTGCCGGCTTCTTTTTCTTTTCCATGGAGCAACCTCCCTTATATCAAGTTGATATATGTTTATGGGAGTTTGCAGGAAATATGACTAGCTTTTGCTGAAGAATTTCCACCAGGGTTTTTTATTGCGTTGCTGCTGTATCAACTTGATATCGTTGAGCTTCTGTAGCACTTCAGCGTCTCTGCTCTCTGCGCTCCTGCGGCTATCCTCAGCTTTCTCGTAGAGCTTTACGAATCCTTTATCGAATTCTGCCCTCATGTCCTCAAGTTCATCTTGAAGTTTGAGTATAATGTGGTTCTGTTTAGCTAGTTCTTCGAGTAGAGTATGGCGGATATTCTGCGCTAAATCTTCCTGTTGTACTACTTTTGTTCTGTTATTTTCCATCAACTCGGTTGAATTAGGTATAGCGTATCCATACTTTTTGTCAAGGTCCTGCTTTATTTGCTCGTAATCAAGCCCATCTTTATAATGCTTGGCAACGAGCAGGAATAGTTCAATATTTGACTCATCATACTTACGGTGTCGGCCTTCTCCTGATACTTTTAGATATTCTTCAAAGCGATCACGGTAGAAGGCAGCAAGGCTTGCTCCGATTCCAACTCTTTCCGCTATCTGTTTTAGGGTTAAATCCATGTTATGCACAACCTTTCCTGTGGATAACTTATTAATAAGATAATATGTAAAGGTTATTTATGAGTAGTTATTTATGTATGTAGATCTGTTCATTTTGATCAGACGGCCTGTTCATTTTGATCAGGCGTTGCCTGTTCATTTTGATCAGACGGTTTCCTACCCCTGTGGATAAGTCCTGAAACCCCTATAGATGCTCACTATTCTTCTCTAAATAGGCATTCCATAGCTCGTTAAGTTTGCCATAATCTATGGTGTACCACTTAGTATGGTCGCCTTTATCTCCATTTAATTCTACACTTACAACTACCCCTAATCCCTCAAGATCTTTTATCATCCTCCTGATTGTCATTGCCGACCACCACGGGGACTGTTTGTGCCATTGCTCATAAGTATTCCATACCCATCTCCTACGCTCTATAATGACCCCTGACTCCGTGTTGAGCCAATAGTGTAACTTCTGCACAAAGACAGCCTTATCAAGCCCCAGAACCTTAACTAGCCTCTCCTGAATAACAACCAAGTGCCCGTCATGTATGAGTAGGTCAGACTTGTACTCTGTTGACATTTTTGGAATTTGCACAATAAAAAAACTCCTGTCTAATCAAATTAAAGGATGACAGAAGTAGGAATGTGTTTTATACTAAATTAAAGCACATATAGACTCCTGTCGGGGGCCTCTTCGAACAATCACTTTGGCGGTGGGTAGTTCGGAGAGGTTTTTCCTTTTCTCCCTAATTCGACAGGTTGAATCTATTATCCTACCTTAGCTAAAAAAATAAGTAACGAACTCATGGAGATACCGAGGATCGAGTATGGTCAGGTCATTATCAACGACTATCCACTTAAAGAATCCGCCTAAATCCATTTCAATAATCATCCGCAAACCTTCCTTTCTTATCCCATGATACAATATCCCTCCTTTGTATTAAGGGGGTAACAAAAACTATATTTCCGACTATATATTTCCTTATGTGCATAAATGTACAAAAAGAAGAGAGTATCCGATGTATTGCGATTGGATACTCTCTAAATATTCATTTAGACTTCATTTTTTTTATAGTCTCTAGGAGATCGCGGAGGAATATGGGGTCAATTTGCTCGTTGTACAAGTCCTTTGCCAACATAGCGTATGGCAAGCTTTCCTGTTTGGCGAAGAACTCTATTACATCATCCGGTAGATCAACGTTGTTTAACTCGGTGAGTTTACGGAGAGACATGATGTTGTTGTCTAGGAGATAGGCAGAGTCAACTCCAAGCGCTGTAGCTACTTTTTCCAATGCCTTAATCGACATGTTGCTTTTTCCTGTTTCTGCATCAGACAAATAAGACAAGGAAAAACCTGTTAAGTCGCGCAGATCGGCAAGCGTCATTCCTCTTACAGTTTCTCTTATATATCTAATTTTGTGACCATAGTCCATTTTACATATCCTCCATCCATGTAAAGTATTATCTAATTATTAGTATTCTCATTTACACATGTTCGTTATAACTGAAACTAAATATTTTTACAATTATTCCGAAATAGGCTATATTTATGCTTGATTTATCGCCGTCACCGATATATACTAAGCATATGTTATAGATTAATGGTCTAGAACTCCGAAACCAAGTATTCGGTATTACTTTAAAAGGGGGTGGATGAATTGACAATCGGCAGCCAAGTTCGTAAATATCGAAATAAGAAAGCATGGACATTAAGCGAGCTTGGGGAACGCGCAAAGCTCAAGGGTAACACTCTGAGCGATATTGAAAATGATAAGTGCGATCCAAGTTTAAGGTCGCTAAGAAGGGTAGCTGAAGCCCTTGAGATCGAAGTTGCCTGCCTGTTCCAAACGGTGTAAATCTTTCTTTTTTATTTTACTATTTAAAAAGTCCATTAACCTTAATCAAACCTTCCGATTGCCTGACCAGCAAATAGAAGGGAGTCAATTACCTTTATTTTATTTAATGGATTTGGCATACTTCCAGTCAATCAATACGGACCAGGTATTGATAAGCCGAAAGTACGCCGAATGAGCAACATTGCTCTGAGTAATTTTTCGTCCCACCACAGAACGATTCAGGTACTTCAATACCTGCATTAAACACCGCCGTAGTCCATAGGGCTTGTTTGCTACGCTCTTGTTTAACTGTGTTCAGTTTACACTATAAACAATAGCTTGACAAGAGGTTTTTCAATTAATTTATGACAAATTTGCAAAAAAGTATTAGAAAAAGTATGTTTTGGAAACGTTTCGTCAAGGAGGGGAAGGTAATGGAGAAGATTCTAGTAGATGAATTCAGACGGTTGACAGGCTTTAACGGTGGCGATATTGCCGCTAAGTACAATGTTAGTCGGCAGTTTGTCCATCAAGTATTGAATAATTACTCGTTAACACATAGGGCGAGTTCGGCATTCTTCCTTAACTCAATGATCGGAGAACAGATTTCATCACTGAGAAGACAGATACAGGACTTGGAGTTATTACAGGTCAATATTGAGGGTAGCGTAACGAATAGGGAGGACAAGCATGAGTAATTTAATTCCGGTTGAATATCAAGGTCAAAGAATTCTTACGACTTCACAATTGGCCGAGTCGTATGGGACGGACAACAAACACATATCTGACAACTACGTCAACAACTCATCAAGGTACACCATCGGGAAGCATCTATTCAAATTAGAAGGAGAAGCACTATCTAGGTTCAAAGAAGGGTATCCGAAAATTTCCGATAGCCTTAAATTTACCTCAATCCTTCTGCTCTGGACAGAAAAGGGAGCATGGCTCCATGCCAAATCTCTCAACACTGACAAAGCATGGGAAGCGTATGAGATATTGGTCGATGATTATTACTCAGTCAAGAAGTCGTTACCTAAATCAAACGTACCGAACGAAGCACAAATGCTAAGAGCACAAGCAATGCACAAAAACGCAGTTGCGGCACAAGCAAAGCTAATGAAGGAAATTGCATCAGAGTTCCAGAGCAAGTTATCCGGCGAAGCTGTTCAACTTCTACTAGGTGGAATTACCGAACTTCTAATGGGCAGGCCACTTCTCCCGATGCCGACGATTGATAAAACTTACACAGCTACGGAGATTGGCGCAGCATTGGGAGTTACCTCAACTAAGATCGGCAAGTTAGCAAATGCGAACAATCTCAAAACGGATGAGTATGGAATTACTGTGCTGGACAAGTCCCCATATAGCAGTAAGCAGGTTCCGGCGTTTAGGTATAACGAATGTGGGTTTGAGAAGCTGAGGGAGTTAGTGGGTGAATCGGAGTAATGGTGGATATCGAATTCGATGAAGAAAAACCATTATCAGAAGAAAGCCGCGTTCACCTAATCGAAGGAGCCATAAAGCACAGAACGCAAACTGAAAGTATACCAAACCTAAAAGGTTTTACCGAATATCTACTAAGGAGTCTTATGAATGACGAATGCCTACGCTGTCAACTCTGCAAATCAAACATGGGGAAATGCAACGGTAAGCAAGGCGGAAATCCGTGCTTGATGTTCAAGAAGACTAAGGTTGTTCATTTTGAAATCAAATAAAACCGAGGTGAATCATGTCAAACCAAACGCTCGAACAACGTATCGCATCCCTCGAAAAAGAGGTATCCGAACTAAAGGCACAAGTTGCCAACCATCCATCATTCGAAGTAATTCGAGACGCATCAATTGATATTTTTCTCGAAGTGATCAAGGTTCAAAGGAAATTATGGGGTCGTAGTAATCAAATGAAAGCGAGGAAATCTAATTGAAAACTAACAACCCAGCCAATCAAATCAGTCAAGCGGCCAAATCACGCGGTCTATCCTACTGGGAGTACATCGAATCAACTCAACCCCATCATGTGCAAAAGTTCGTTTGGGGTGGAAAGAAGGAAACTGCCAAAGAGAAACGCGAGGCCGTAGACAAGGTTATCTCTCGTCTCGGTAGTTCAGGTAATCCCATGGCGAGGTTGTTCGCTCAAATGCGGAGTTTGATTGGGAAGAGGAGTGCTTATTGATGAAAATATACGTGGCGGGAAAGATCACTGGGAATGACAATTTCGTCGAACAATTCAAGCAAGCAGAAACAATGCTGAAGGAAAAAGGGCATGTTGTAATTAACCCATCGTTATTGCCTATTGGGTTTGAACACGGAGAGTATATGAGCGTGTGTCTACCGATGGTGAGGATATGCGATGCCATCTATTTACTGAATGATTGGGGGTCTAGCAGGGGTGCAAATATGGAAAAGGACTATGCCGGATGTTTGGGCAAATTGATCTTTTTCGAGGGAGATACGCCATGCAGCATCAGAAAGCCGGAAACCAAGTGAGGAAAGATCAAAAAAGGCGTTTATCTTATCAGGAGCAACAACGCATTAAGGCAAACTACGGCAAAACCTTTAAGGATGTTCTGAAGTCGGTGCAGTTAACTGAAGGTCAGTTGAAAGTTTTCACATCAAAGTTAATTAAATAATCAAAAAGGAAGTGCCCAATGAGAATAAATATCAACGAAAAATACTGTGTAACCTCAAATACCAACTCCATGATGGTCAACCAAAGAAACGTTCCACCTAAGTTCGACAAGGATGGCGAGGAAGTTCTTACCACGATTGCCCACCTACTCACATTGAATCAATGCTATAAATTCCTTCTTCGCCATCAAATCAGGATTTCCAAGGCGACTGGATTCAAGGAGCTAATGGAGGAAGTTGGCCGGATTGAGAAGGAGCTAGACGATTCTATAAGGATTTAAGGGGGGCAAGAGAATTGCAAACATGGGAAATGGTTAAGGAATTGACAGAAAATCCAACCAAGGAATTCGAAAGAGTTGGTGACAGGAAAATATTTAAAGCATCTCCTAAGATTAAGGGCGGACTAGTAATTACGCATTATGTAAGTGATTTGCACACTTCATTCGAGTGTATAACCTTGACAGACGATTGGGAATTAGTACGCACGCCTGTTAACTTCTTAGCGGCAACCGAAAGCGGTAAAGATATTAGACCGGAAGGCTATGGAGGCGCGTATTATTCTTTAGCTTATTGGTTGAACGGTAGACTTGACGCATCCATGATATGCGGAAAATGGCTAATCGAATAAAGGAGGTATCCCAATGGTGAAGCAAAAACCTCAACTCTGCCTTTGCGGCAAAGAAGTCAACTTGCCAGATGGAGAAGTCAAAACAGTTTGTTCCTGCTCTAGGCCATGGGAAATCAGCACTGAAGGAATCCTGTTCACTAATTTGATGTTCTCATTTGAACCTGTCGAGAAGGTTGCCCCTTTTTTAACGAAGGATCGTCCGAGGAATAAACGAAAGAGAAAGGCAGGAATGAGTAAATGAAAACTGTAGAGGAAGTCACTAAACTAGCAGCAGAGTGGTGGTCCGATAAGGTTTGTCACCCTAAGTTCGATAATGGAGACTCTTCGCAAACTGGTGGTATGACTATGATGATGGCGATGTTATGCACAAAACCTGTTCAAAACGATTCCAAGCAACTATTCACTGATATTTTAGCTAAAAAGATTATCCCAGTACTCGAATCAATAGACCGTGATGTTATTTTGAGCGTTGACTACGGACCAGACAGGATGCTTCACGATGCGGCGCAAGAAGCCGATATACCTTCAACGAACTTCCCGTGGAAAACAACTATGTGGATCACTAATCATCATGTCGCTGTTCGCTATGGGTATCGCGCTCCGATTGAATACTTGTACATGGATATAGATTATTGCGAACAACAGATTGAGAGGCATAAGCAAAGCATTGCCCATTACCGGGATGAGTCCTACTTTTCATTCTATGAGGATGTTGAATACCGCAAGAAACAAATGCGTGAGGGAGAAACAGAGGCAATTGAGCAATTGGAGTTATGGGAGAAGAGAAAGGCGGGATTCGGATGTTCAAAATCAAAGTAATCGGCAAAAGAGTCTGCGAGGCAATTGGCAATCAGTTAGTGCGTTTCGAGTGGTTTCGGAGAGAGGTGCAAGCTTATGAGGATAGGCAAGCAAAACAACTGTATGAGCAGAAGATGCAGAGGAATAAGGATCACTGGGCAGACCTGATGAAGTCAGGCGGCAGTATGCGGAGCGAGGATAAGGAAGATGACAGCATGAAAGTGGTTGAACTGTTTAATCCAGTGTTCTCTCGGATGGATTGTGTAAATTGGGGCGAAAGGAACAAACGCTATGACCGCATATGAAGAAGAAGTATTGTCCATCATCAACACCCTCCAAATACCTCAACATATGAAGGGGTTCAAGCTCATCACAACCGCAATGGATCTTATCAACTCAAATCCTATGTACCTCCTAAAGTGGGCAAAGCTCCACGGCAAGATTAGCGAACTCCACGACTGTTCGCCTCGCCAAGTAGAGGGCAATATCTATCACTGTCTGCAATGTGCTAAAACTGATTTTTATACTCAGAAGGAAGTGCTAGGCACTAATTACGAAATGGGAACAGCCGAGTTCTTGGCAACATTGCATCGAGTAATAACGATTCGGATGGCAGATAAGGAGGAACTGTCATGCGTAAATTGACCAAGGATGAGCTAAGTGCAATCCAAGACCTATCGGACAATACATCCCTAATTGAGCAAGTTAGCACCGACCGCCATTCCAATACATTAACCAGAATTACTGTGATATCTCAGGTTAACGCTGATTGGGATCGAGTAGATGCCTTACTAAATAGCATCTTTCCAGAATTGGAGTATCGCGGAAAGTCTGGAATCGATACTAAGGACGGAATTATATCAGAACATTTCTCAATAGATGTTGATGGAGAAACCTTGATAAATCTTTGCATGAAAAAGGACCCCACTGCAATGGAGTCCGAAGGAAAAACTACTCAAGAACAGTTTACCAGAAATGATGAAGTTTTAGAACTACCAGGGCCATGTGAATCTTGTGTTTAAGGGCAGAGAATGGTATCGAGAATTTCATGAGCAGGATTATGAAAACTCTGGGGATGAATTAGAACACGAAGATGATTTAGGGAACTGCACAAAATGCGAACACAATTCCTACTGCACAGGAGGGTGCCTAAATAGAGCATCGCATTGCTGGAAATTTAAAAAGAAGGAAGAGGTATAAATATGAATCAAACCGATATCAGACTCCAATCGTTATCCCTTAAAAACTTTAAAGGGGTAGAGGATTTTACCCTGAACTTAGGCGGCGCGAATGCTGATATTTTTGGCAGAAATGCCACAGGCAAATCAACCTTATTTGACAGTAGCCAATGGCTTCTTTTCGGGAAAGATTCTTCCGGAAGGGCAGACTATCAAGTGAAGCCACAGGATAAGGATGGAAACGAGATCCATCACTTGGATTGCATAGTAGAGGGTGTTTTTACGGTTAATGAAAAACCACTCAAACTCAAGCGTCAACTCTCTGAAAAGTGGGTTAAAAAACAAGGCACTCAAACGAAAGAATTCACAGGTAATGAAACAAAATACTGGGTCAACGATGTCCCAGTAAAGGCTAAAGACTACGCTGTCGAAATCAACATGCTCATAAAGGAGAATATCTTTAAGCTCCTGACAAATCCCCTCTTTTTCAATACGGATGGCAAGGGTTTTGGTTGGCAGGAAAGAAGAAGGATTCTTTTCGAGATATGCGGTGATGTTTCGGATTCGGATGTTATTGATTCATTGGTTACTGTAGGTGATAAAAGCATGTTAGATCTGCAGATGGTCATTAACTCCGGCAGAACGATTGACAATCACAAGTTGGTAGTTGCCGACAAGATCAAAAACACTAAATCCCAAATGGATGGGATTCCTTATCAAATCAATGAGCAGCAACGAAGCATTACGGTAGATGCAGTAGATTACACGGCGACTAAAGCATCTCTACAGGAGCAGAAAGACGCTTTACGGGCTATTGAATTAGAACTAGCTACAAACGCACAAGGGGCTAGTTTGTACCGTCAGAAACAGCAACAGGCGTATAAGCTGCAGAACGAATTGGATGCCCGAAAGAAGGAACTTGATAATTACTCGTTGTCTGGATTAAAAAAGGCAATCGAGGAAAAATCGCAACTCGAAGGAGAGAGATACCTTATCTCCGCAGAGGTTAAGAAGTTGGGTTCTAATTCGGAATTAAGGTCCATGGAACTAGAAAATATCGAAAGGTCAATTATTGAGCTACGTAAAACATGGGCAGAGGAAAACTCCAAGCAATTCGTTGCCCCTGATGGATTTAGTTGTCCAACTTGTGAACAACCACTACCCGAAGGTAAGGCGCAGGAGAAGATCGACAAGTTAAAAGAAAACTTTGACAAGAATAAAATTCAGGTTATCTCTGGTATTCGTAAGCAGGGTACAGATGCAGGAAATAGATCTGAAGTTCTTAACGAAGAAAAAGTATTAGATGCCGAGACTCTAGCCAAACACGAAATCAGATTAACTCAAATATACGAGAGAATTGTTGAGTTGGAAAATGACATAGAGTGTGAAAAAGCCGAACGCGGCAACAGGTACAACTACTCTCTTGATTTGAAATATTCAAGCCTGACCGACGAACTCCAAGCCCTACAAACCGAACTAAATAAACCCATCGAGGACACGACAACCGAACTCCTCACCAAAAAACAAGAAACAACATCACTAATCGAATCCCTGAATAAAACCCTCAACCAAAAGGAAGTAGTCGAAAAAGCCAAACTTCGCATTGAAGAACTCAAGTCAGAAGAAAGCAAATTGGCGGCAGAACTAAACGAATACGAGCGTCAGGATTTTCTAATTAAAGAGTTCACAAGGGCGAAGGTTCGTATGTTGGAGGATTCGATTAACAATCGATTTAAGACGGTTAAATTCAAACTATTCGATACGCTGAATGATGGAACACAAAAAGAAGTTTGCCGGACACTTGTCAATACAAACGGGGTACTGGTTGAATTCGATGGAGCCAATAACGGCGGAAAGATCAATACAGGATTAGAAATTATTGGGCTTTTGTCAGAGTTTTACGGGGTTAACTGCCCGATATTCGTGGATAACGCAGAGTCGTTAACTAGTTTTGTGGATGTTAATGCGCAGGTTATTAAGCTAATTGTAAGCGAACAGGATTCCAAATTGAGAGTGGAGGTACAAGTGTAATGGCAAACGAAGTAGCTGTAAAGCCAGAATCCGAACTAACCATGTCTGAGAGATTTACAAACAAGGTACTTGCTGAATTTAAAAGTGGAGTAGGGGGAATAGTTCTTACCAATTTCCAACATCGTCTAGTTCAAAACTATTTCATCGTTGCCGATATGGCGCTAAAATCCGCAGAGGCGAAGCGCCTGAAGAAGACTAAGAACAAGGACCCATTACCCGTCACTTGGGCCAATGTGGACATGGAGAAACTTTCTCAAAGCGTTGTAGCTGCCGCGAGGATTGGTTGGGACCCTCAGCAGGACAACCATGTGAGCCTTATCCCTTATAAGGAAAACGGGGCTACTAAATATAACCTGACGTTCATGTCTGGGTATCGAGGTATTGAATTAAAGGCCGTGAAATACGGTCTAGATGTCCCCGCTGTTATCGTTGAACTAGTTTACTCTACGGATAAATTTAGGTCGATAAAAAAGGACCACAAGAACAAGGTTGAGCTTTATGAGTTTGAAATTACTAATGACTTTGATCGCGGGACCTTGGTTGGTGGGTTCTACTACCATTCATTTGAAAACCCAGAGAAAAACAAACTTGTCGTCATGCCACTAAAGGAAATAGAAAAAAGAAAACCGAAATACGCTTCCGCTGAGTTTTGGGGTGGGGAAAAGGATGTCTGGAAAGACGGAAAACCAGTGGGTAAGGAAAAGATAGAAGGTTGGTACGACAAGATGTGCCACAAGACCATTTACCGGGCTGCCTACAAAGACATCACTATCGACAGTCAAAAGATCGACGATGATTATCTTCGACTCAATCAAATGGAAAACGAGTTCAAGGAAGCTGAAGTTGAACAAACGATTGCCGAAAATGCAAACGGTAATGTCATCGATATTCAATCTGAGGACGTTTCAAACGACCACGAAACTGAAGGCATAACCGATGCAGAGATAGTTGAAATGGACAAACTAGCCGAAGAATTGAACAACCCACCAACTGGGCCGGGGTTCTGATATGAACCTAAAAGTTATCAGTTCAGGATCAAAAGGGAATGCCTACATCCTCCACACTGACACCGGAAATCTTCTCTTGGAGTGTGGGGTTCGGTTCAAGGAGATACAACAAGCGTTAGAATTTGACACAGCAAGCGTTCAGGGTTGTCTATTAACTCACTCACACAATGACCACAGCAAATGTACCAAGGACATCTTTGAGGCTGGTATAGACGTTTATATGACCCCTGACACGGCAACCGCAGTTAAAGCAGAGGGGCATCGGTTAAATATCATCGAGGCAGGTAATCAATTCAATGTGGGGGACTTCATTGTCCTCCCATTCCCTACCGAGCATGATGCGCCTGGATCAGTAGGATATTTAATCCAATACAAACCAACGGGCGAAAAGCTAATTTTTGCAACAGACACATACTTTATTCGCAATCGTTTTTCTGGACTAGATTACATTCTCATAGAAAGTAACTACTGCAAAGACACCCTAGACGCAAATATCGAGGCCGGATATATCTCTTGCGAACAAAAGAACCGTTTACTAGAATCTCACTTTTCGCTGGAACACGTCAAAGAGTTTTTATCGGCAAATGATTTGTCTAAAGTGAAGGTCATCGTCTTATTGCATTTATCAAGTGCCAACTCGGACGCAAAAAGAATGGTTCAGGAGATTGAGAAATTAACAGGAAAAGTCGTTATTGTTGCGGAGGCCGGGAAAAATATACCACTTGAGCTTTATCCTTTTTAAAAACAAAGGGCAGCTAACAACTGCCCAATCGAGGTGAAATATGTTCACTTACTATATCCAACCAACTCACTACGAGCAAGCTGAGAAAAACGGCATAAGCGCACACACATTAGAGCGTCGAGTGCGAGAGTCTGCTTGGCCTATGGAAAAGGCAACAACAACAAAGCCACAACAAAGAACATCCTGCAAAGAATGGGCAGACGTAGCGAAGGAAAATGGCATTAGTGCTAACTCATTCTACCGCAGGGCTAACCAGTACGGATGGTCACTAGAACGAGCAGCAACTCAACCTATTCAGGATCGCAAGGGACAAGCGGAACACGCTAGAAAATCGAAGAAGCGAGTTTATCCCTTGAAAATCCTGAAGAAGGCGAAAAAGAACGGCATACCGCTAGGGACATTTCGCGCAAGAGTCAGGTTGGGGTGGACGCAGAAAGACGCTGCAACTAGACCAGTCATGACGAAGAGGGAGATAGGCCTAATGGCAAAGGGTACGAGTCAAAGGCTAATTAATAGCATTGCAAGAAGGGAGATAAAACAATGAAACCACTAGGCATCTCAATAACAATGGACTCATTCGGCAGAATTACAATCCCAAAGTCGCTCAGGTTATCTATGGGATACGAGCCAGCTACGGCATTGGAAATGTTAGCCGACGGGAAAGGGTTGCGGATACAGAAGCACTCGATAGGATGCATGTTCTGCGAGTCTGAGGTTAAGGTTGTGGCATGGCATGGGGATAAAGTTTGCAGGGCATGTGCGAGTGATATTTTGTCTAAGGGAGTTAAGGAAGGGGTTGCTGAAGGATGAAATTATATTCCATGATCGAAGAGTTAAGTTATGATCCGAAAATTCAATTTTCAAGCGATAGGGACGAGAAAATAGTATTTGCCAAGGTTAATCCGTTTTGCATAGGTTACATTAACTCTGCTCGAAGGTTTTGTTTACTAGAAATGTGCGAGCATGATTTAATGGCTGATTGGGAAAAAGTTCGCGAGAAAGTTGATTTCATGACAGCCGCAAATAGCGGAAAGCGAATCAAGCCAATTAATCACGATATTGACGGGTTCCTTTATTTTAACGACTGGAATTTATCGTTAGATATGATCAATGGGAAATGGGAAATAGAGTAGAGGAGTGGTATTGATGAAAACTGGCGAGATTTATACCCATGCGCTGACTAATCCAAAAGCTAGATTTATGAGTAGCGAAAATGGTCCATTCCCCGAATTTGAGGCTCATTTTAACGAAGTAGGCAAGTTGGTTACGGGCGAAGGGAGAGATGAGTCATTAGTTTATGCTCCGTATGATATGGAATGGGAATTAGTTCCTCAAGAAGTAACCTGGCACGAAGCGATAAACTTATGGCTGGATGGAAATTCTGTTGTATGTGAATACAAAGGGAATAGGCATGGCTTTGATGCTGGAGGAATCATCATGGCAATGCATGTTGATAAAGAAAAGTTGAAGTATGGAAAATGGTACATCCTGTGACCACTCCTAAGCGTAAATGCCTAGTCTTAAAATGCATATTCAATTCAGGCTATCCAACTCAACACTGCCAAGTATCTGTTCCTAAATGCAAGTTGAGGGATGAGGGGTTTAGAAATCTTGAAAAGGCGATGAAGGACGAGTAAATAATACAGCGAATAAAGGCCGGGTAATTCCGGCCTATGGAGGAAATAGATGGAAATATTTCACGACCACTTTCAGAACTACAAGCGATATAACATCCCAAAGGCTCAATTGGTAATAGCAGACATTCCTTATAATATTTCCACGAACGCTTATGCTAGTTCGCCTTCTTGGTACAAGGATGGTGACAACAAAAACGGAGAGAGTGAGCTTGCTAAAACATCATTCTTTGATACGGACGAAAACTTTAAAATACCTGAATTCATGCACTTCGTAAATACCATGCTGAAAAAAGAGCCGAAGGAGAAGGGGCAAGCTGGCTGCATGATCGTTTTTTGCGAGTTTGAGCAACAATTTTCCTTGATAACAAAGGCTAAAGAGTACGGCTTTAATCACTATATCAACATGGTTTTTCGCAAAAATTATTCAGCGCAGGTACTTAAAGCAAATATGAAAGTGGTAGGGAATTGTGAGTATGCCGTTCTCTTGTACAGGGATAAGCTGCCCAAATTTAACAACAACGGGAAAATGGTATTCAACTGCTTGGATTATCAAAGAGATACCGAGACACCAAAGATTCACCCAACCCAGAAGAGTATTCATGTCATAAAACATCTTATTGAGATTTTTACGGATGTGGGTGACGTAGTAATAGACCCGTGCGCTGGAAGTGGAGTCACCTTGCTTGCTGCCGAGCAATTAGGGCGCAAGCCTTATGGATTTGAGATTAAAAGGAATTACGTTGACGATTTCAAAAACAAATTAGCAAATAGTGTGCAAAGATCATTTTTCAATCTTGAATTTGAGCAGATGCAGCTACAGAAGGGGTAAAAAAAATAAGGCAGAGATTAATCCTCTCTGCCGACTGAATCCTTATTTAATCCATCTTCTGCTAATTTGCAAATCTGCTGACTAAATGAACGCTTCTCCCTTTCTGATAGCTTTAGAATTTTATCGTGTAGATCCTGATCAATCGTTATGGTTATTTTCTTCTTAGCCATATGATACACCTCCAATACATCAAGTATAGCATATGCCATACAAGGTGTAAATATACATGGTATGGTATGGTAAACGGTGGCAAGGTATGGTATAATACTAATATAGGAAGGAAGTGGTGACAAGATTGAAATACACAGTCTTAGGGTTTCAACAAGAGAAGTTAATAGAGAACGGGTTATGCATGAATGATGCCTTAATATTAAGGACTATAAAGGATATGTACTCCTCGGCATCAATGGAATTCAAAGATTTCGATGGAATTAAGTACGTATGGATTAACTACACATATCTAGCTAAGCAAATACCTATTATAGGGAAAAAAAGATACCTAATGAGTAGAATCGAATCATATGGAAAAGAGCATCTCCTATTAAGGGTTCTAGAAAAAACAAGACATGGGCAAAAGGGAAACTTCTCCTATGTATCACCTACTGAAAAGTTGGATAATCTGCAAGACTATGACCCTTATGCACAGAACGCACAAGGGGGCTTATGCACAGAACGCACAAGCCTTACGCATGAATCGCATAACAAAGATACTTCTATTAGTGATACTTCTATAAATAAAATACCCTATGTGGAAATAGTGGACTATCTTAACCTGCAGACTAAATCTTCCTATAGGTCTAGCGGAAATTCCATAAGAACTCTGATTCATGCAAGATGGGAAGATGGATACAGGCTAGATAATTTTAAAAAGGTTATTGATAACAAGGTGTCTAGTTGGACTGGAACTGAACACGAAAAGTATCTTAGGCCGGAAACATTGTTTGGCACAAAGTTTGATAGCTATCTAAATGAAAAAGGTTCATCCATCAAGAAGTCAACCAGTCCACTTCAGGGGGAAGATGCAAGGGCAATGCTTAGGAGGCAAAGAGAAGAATTGAAGTCGAGAGAGGATGTTAAGTCGTGACATTAAACGATACTATTTCAATGCTGGAAATCATCACTGACTTTTATCCAGAAATGAAAATGACAGAGAAAACTCCTGAGCGTTGGCAGATGTTAATTCATAAAATCAAAAAAGAGGATATGTGGAGATATGTTCAGCAGTACGTTTCTGAAAGTAATAGGCCGCCGCACATATCCGATTTTAAACAGATGTGGCAGGGTGATCCTTCGGCAGTAGCTTGTAACGATAAGGTGGGTGAATGAAGATGTTGGATGATTTAAAAAAGAATGAGTTTGTGAGTTTATTCCCAGCTAATAAGAAAAGCACGATTTGCAACAAGATACTTGAGCAAATACGTTTAGGGGGGACTAACAGACTTGGGATTGCCATAAGCGTAGTATCTAAATTGAATAAATACCCAGACGATAATGGCGATTTACTGTTTACCCTTGGGATGAATAAGGACCTATTCATGGATGCGATTACCTACTACATCGAACACGAAAAGCTGTCTCATGCTGAAAAGGAAGAACTGAAGCGTTCTAAGGGCAAGGAATATATCGAGGTAAATATGGGGCAGCAATCTATTACTGAAAAGCAAATATGGAAGCTCAATAAGTTGGGGTACGAGGGAACCTATGATTTAACAAAGCTTGAGGCAAGCCGAAAGATCGAAGAGCTTCTATGAAGAAGGAAGGGTTCATAAAGAACATTCCTCCCGAAATGCAACGACAAAAGAATTGGGTTGCATGGATCTTGAAGCAGAACAAAGACAATCCTACGCGAATGGATAAAGTTCCGGTCAATGCGGTGACTAAGGGTATGGCTCAATCCAATAATCCCGAAACATGGTGCAACCTGAATATCGCATTGGAGTATGCAGCCAAGAACAACTTGAACGGCATCGGGTTTATGCTATCCCCCCCATTTGTAGGTATAGACATAGACCATTGCATAAATGAGCAGGGAGAATTATCCCCCTTGGCTGATGAGATTCTAGAACAGTTACCTACTTATGCTGAGATTTCCCCAAGTGGGACAGGACTCCATATCTTCTGTAGAGGAACATTACCACCCAAGGGACGCAAGAATAGCTCTCTGGGGCTAGAGATTTACACGGAGGGGCGTTTCCTAACCTTCACCGGTAAACTGCTCACTAGCCACCCTCCAACGCTTGCAGATTGCAACGAGCAGATACAGGCTATACACGCTAAATATTTGGACAAGCCGGAACCTCCAAAAAGGGAACGAGTTTCATCTACAGTAACGCTTGGAGGTGGTGACGTTTTAGAAAAAGCCATGAGTAGTAAGAATGGAGATAAGTTCAAGGATTTATACAACGGAAGCTGGCAAGGATACGCATCATCCCAAAGCGAGGCCGATCTTGCATTCTGTAACTCATTGGCATTCTGGACCGGGGCGAACGAGCAAACTATGGATTCAATTTTTAGGCAATCGGGATTATTCAGGGATAAATGGGACGAACGACATTTTAGCTCTGGAAAAACCTATGGTCAGTCTGTGTTAGGAAAGGCCATAGACGGATGCAACGAGGTTTATAGGGTGAAGGAAGAAAGAATAAAAGAGGTTATTCCGGAGGTAACGGCAGACGAAATACTTTCGGGTCCAAGTAAGCGAGCGGACATGTTTTTCAGACAGTCGTATCGCCGGACAGGGATACTTGGGTACAAAATAGGAGATCAATTCAAGGACTTAATGCACAAGTTGGATGGAATACAACCTGGAATGTACCTTTTGGGAGCAATTTCTAATGTCGGAAAGACGAGCTGGCTACTAAATTTATGTAAAAGCCTGGTTGAAAATAACGAAGAACTGCAAGTTGTATTCTTTTCGATTGATGATAATTTCAGGAAAATATATTACCGACTTCTGGCAATGCAAACGATGCAGGAAATTAACTTCGTCTCAAACATCGGACAGCATGTCACTTATAACAAGGAAATGAGCGAAGAAGATAAGAAGAGCAAACTATCTACCCTTGAGGTTGGGAAAGCAATGATTGATGTCCTACTAAGCAGGTTTACCCTTCTTGATGAAATGGACGGTAATAGCCTGGGGTACATCGAAAAAACCATCGAAAAGCTGCATGAACTTAATCCAAGATTGGTCGTGGTGGTTGATAACTTCCATAAGATACGAACCCCATCCCGGGGAGCATCGGAACCAAAGAACAGATTCACCCTATTGTCTGAGGAAATGAAGAGAATCACAAACAGATTCGATATCCCAGTACTTATGACGGTTGAGCTTAGAAAACCAAACGGAAATAAGCCTCCTACGGTTGACGACCTAAAGGACACGGTTGACCTACATTATGATTCGGACATAGTTTTCCTACTCCATAGCGATAGTGAGCGAAATAAAGATAGTACAAAATACATTGACGCAATGATAAATGGCAAGGAGCATCATTCTCCAATCGTTGACTTGATTGTAGCGAAGAACAAATTGTCTGGGTTCAAGGGAACCATTGAATATGTCCTTGTCCCAAGTTTAGCAATCTACCAAGAAGAGGATTATTTCAGGAAAAATTTAGCTCAAGGGGTAATGAGGTTAAAGAATATAGGGGTTGAGGTAAAGAAGGACGTTGGTTGTCCATGGTAATGAAAGGAGTGTCAAGCTGTGAAGGATGATGAATTCGACGACATTATGAAGAATATATCCAGATTGGTAGGAGTGCTGAAGAAAACTGATGAGAGATGAGGAACCAAAATGAAATACATGATTCGCCAAATGCAATTACAAAAGGTTTATGGGGAAATGAACGCGCTATTGGCTACATTTTATGATCCGCATGATGGCGGCGGACCTGAGTATCCCGATGCTCGTAAAATTATTGAAGATATGATCGAGGAATTAGGAAATAACTTTGGATAGGGGGAATCAAAATGAAAATGTCAAAGGAAAAGTTTGATGAAATTGCGAGAAAGATAGTTAAGTTGTTGGAGGTGAGAGGATGAAAAAGGATTTATTACTCTTTGGGGCAATACTGGAAAGCGATATATACGATGATGGATACGGAATAACAGAGGATGACGAGCGACTTCTTCGCGTGGCACTCATGAAAGTATACGGGGTTTGCGAAAGTGATTCAGCCGAAAGGAAAGAGGAGGCGGATGCCATTGTTTTTGAAGATATGAAAAAGTTGGTTGTTGAAACGAGATGTAAGGTAAACATTTTTGTAAATGAGTCGAAACAAGATTTAGCGATAAATCTTAACTTCTGGAACATAGCTCGGGAACTCCTGCATGAAAGCAATTGCCGGAAGCGTCGATACGCCTGTGTTATCGCTAACGATGGGGTAATCATAGCTACTGGGTACAATCAACCTCTCGCAGCATGTACTACGTGCGTTAGGATGGATGTCGAACATAACACAGGGAGTTACGATGATTGTCCAGCGGTGCATGCTGAAGTTTCTGCCTTGATTAATGCTCCGCAAGAGTTATTGGAAGGTGCTGAACTCTACCTAGTCTGTGCTGACGAACCGAATCCTATACCATGCCCGGGGTGTGCAAAATTGCTGAAATGGGCAGGGGTTAAGGTGATGAAGGAGGTTGAGGGGTGAGCGAGAAGGAGAAAGCTGTTGAATTACTGAAGGCCCTTACTTCCTATGTCGAATGGGATTGTATATGGGAATCTATCGAAGGATGCAATGGAAAGTGTATTTTCAGTAAAAAGGTTAAAATAGGAAACAATTCTATCTGTTCCGCTATACGGGAAATTCAGCGAGAATTAAGGGATTGTATGGGTGGTGAAATAAAATAAAACACGGCAACATGCGAACCTATGGCACAATTCTCACGGAAAAACTAGCCAGCGAAAAATGCACGACAAGGGCTAGTCCTTGCGTTCGCTACTTCGTGAATGCTGAGGGTGAGAGGATTTCGAGTCCTGAAGAGTTTGAGATGAGTAGGGATGCGTTTATAACTCCTACAGAATACAGAAAGAGGGTGGATGGGTTGCCTAAGAGAGACGAGCGAGGTAAGTTCGTTAAGAAGTCAGCAGAGGGCACGGAAGGGGCATTTAAAGAGAGTAAAGAAGTTGAGGGTGTGATTGTTGGGGGAGGTGGCGAGGAATGTTCTAGAGCGTCATATATGGACGAAAAGTTTGGACTGGAATGGGCCGAGAAGGAATTGAGACACGAGCATCCTGAGTGGAAAGAAGGTGATATTTGTCCTGATTGCGGAAAGTTTGAGGTTGAGGGGAAAACCGGACTGTGCAAAAGTTGTAATGATGAGCTGAAGAATACAGACATGAGTTATTTTGATGAAAATAAGGATGATCTCGAAGGATTAGCGGAGCCTGAACCTGCGTGGGGCACATTAAGCGATAATCAGTTAGCGAGGATAATGGGAGCAGTTAACAAACTCGAAACTGAAGAAGATGACGAAGAATTGTTGACAGAAATCGGTGGCTGGCTGAAGGGAATCAGAGAGAGAACAATTAAGCGAGCTGGGATTAAGTTTGACGAGCGAATGACCGAGATGATGGCCGGGGTACAGGGATAATAAATTAAAATAATCGGAGGAAGATAATAATGAATAGTGCTAATTTAGTTGGTCGCCTTTGTGCTGACCCAAGTTTAACGTATAGCCAAGCAGGTGTTGCCGTATGTAAATTTACCCTTGCCGTGAATCGTCCGTTTTCTAAAGAAAAAACAGCAGACTTTCTGCCTGTGATTTGTTTTAAAGCTACTGCTGAAAATGTTGCAAATTTTTTATTCAAGGGCAGCGAAGCATCCGTTACTGGATCAATTCAAACCTCGACATGGGAAAAAGATGGGGTTAAACAATACAAGACAGAGATTTTAGCGGAGAGAGTTGGCTTTATTGGTGGCAAGGCGCAACAAAGCAATAACAACGCAACAAGTGGTAATCCTGCCTTTGGGACAGAGGTACAATTAGACGAAACAATACCGTTCTGATAATAATTATAAATAGGGGTGCATACAAACCATCCACCCCTCGAAGGAGGCCACAATGAAAAACACAAAAACAGCTCGACTAAAAACCCTCTACCCTACGCTCGCTGAACTCGAAAAGGCAATAGGAAAGCATGGAAACGCATCAAAGCTTGCTTGCCACTTGAGTATGAGTCGGAAAACTATTACAGATTACAGACTGACATTGGGTGGCAATGGAACTATTCAGAGTGGTCGCAGGTACATGAAGGATTGTGAGTTGGATGAGAATATTCGCAAGGTAGTCGAGGATGCAGGGGTTGTTGGGGTTGGGGAAGCGCATCAGTGGATGGGGAAGGTTAAGATATGAGGGTTAAGCGACCAGGTGGAAAATATCACGCTAAAAAAACTGTTGTCGATGGGATAATCTTTGACAGTAACAAAGAAAGTGTTAGGTATATTGAATTAAGGAATCTAAAAATGGTTGGAATAATTAAAGACTTCACATGTCAACCCTCGTTTGTTCTACAAGAAGGATATAGGCGCAAAGACGGAAAAAGAATACGGGCCATTAAGTATGTTGCAGACTTCGAAGTTATTTATCCTGACGGACATGCGGAAATAGAGGATGTAAAGGGTGTTCTGACTCCCGTTTTTAAGCTCAAGCAAAAGATACTCGAAAAGGTTTATCCTGATATTAATTTTAAGGTGGTAATGAAGTGAAAAGTTGCAGACATTGCAAACACGTATTCCAGCAACTAGAAAAAACTTGTGGGGTATGTAACAAGCACTATGGATTTCCAAAATGGGAACCGAAAACTCCTGTTATCCCAACCAAACTAATGGGTACCACAGACCCCATATTCCTTCCATACCGCAAGCGCGCCGACGATGCAGGGGCAGACCTACGAGCAAGGATAGATTCGTCCGTCCTCCTGCATCATGGACACATGCTTAAAATACCATCAGGAATCGGGGTATCTATCCCCGAAGGGTATGTTGGGCTAATACAACCAAGGTCGGGAGCATCATCCGAGGGGAAGCTCGTTATCACTGGCACAATTGACCCCGGTTATTCTGGTGAAATGTCCATGAATATATTTAATCCTTTCGACTCGAATTATGTAGTTATCAACCCAAAAGAGCGCATAGCCCAACTCGTTGTGGTGCCTTGTCTACAGACTGAGTTTGTGCAGGTTGATGAGCTGGGAGAGAGTGAGCGCGGAACCGCGGGGTTCGGATCGACAGGAAAGGAATGAGCTTGACTATGGAAACCATCAGAACTTGGCTGAAAATCCTGAACGAGAAGTATTTGGCGTTACCGAGGGTTGATGATCAGAGGAAGACAGAGAAGGAGGAATAGGTTTTGGAGGAAAAGTTTAGCTCTATCCTTGAGCAAATTATTGAGCTACTTACCAAGAAAAGAAACGACTATGGAGACAACTATGAACAGGGTAGAGAGAAGCGTGGACCGGTTGCCTTTTATCTTCGCATAGAGGATAAATTGAACCGCATTGAACAGTTGGATTCTAATCCTGCGCAAGTTAAGACGGAGTCAATTGAGGACACGCTTAACGACATTATAGGATATTGCACTCTTGAGATTAATTATCGAAGGGAGAAGGAATCATCGGAGAGTACAAGGTTAAGGTGCGCTGATGGTTTCTGCACAAATGAGGAAATGGTTACAAGCAAAGACGTTACTGAGTGTAAGAATGCCATCACTATAAGCAAGGGTCTTAATTGGTTTGTATCTTGCCCGAGAAGATCTGGGAATGATGATTAAGGGGGAATTAACTAAATGTTAATGGATAAAATTCGCGAAAAAATGGACAAGCGATATAACACAGATTTGACGGTGAAGCTTGCAGACATGGGGTTTACGGCAAGAACATTTCACACGCTCAGAAGGGCCGGGATAGAGGTATCCGGCGACTTAGCTAAGTTGTCATGGAAAGAGCTTATGGGGTACAGAAATGTTGTGCGCATGACATGTCAGGAAGCGAGCGATAAGTTGGAGGATATGGGGTTATCGTTGAGAAAGGAAGGGAGATAGTATGGATAAGGTAAAGGTAACGATTGAATACATGGGTGACGTACAGAAGTTTGAGTGTGATGTCGTGCTTATGGGAGGGGCCAACATCGAGCTAAAAGAGGGAGGACTACCCCGTATTGCATTAAGGGGAGCAATGCGGGGTAGTGGTGATATATTATCTCTCAATAGGATTTACGCTTGCTTGGGAAATTCGGTACATGAAAATAATATCAAACAAGCGTATGGGATGAGCAACGAAGAGGCGGTGGAAAGCGTTAGAGATATTATGCCTAAGGCGGAGAGAATGGAAGGAAACTTACTCGACAAAAGCCTTGAGGAACTAGATGTAACCGTCCGGTCCTACAATTGTCTGAAGGGAGCAGGGATTAACTGTGTGGGTGATTTAGTAAAGATGTCCGAGGATGATTTGTGCCACATTAGGAATATGGGTAGGAGGTGCGTTGAAGAGATTGCGGAGAAGCTGAAGGAGATTGGGTTGGAGTTAAGGGAGGATGGTGTTAAATGATTTACGAAAATGATAAGCAGATAACCGTTGTGCTTGGAGAAGGTGATATTGCGCTAGGGGTTTCAGTGATGGATGATAATCCATACGGGATATCTATTCAGCAGTTAAACGGAAAACACGAAATTGGTTCGGAATTAGGAACCGACGACATAAAGGATGGCGTTAAGCAGATAAGTATCTTGTTTGCGAATAAAGAAGGAATTGAATCGTTAGCCAGGGCACTTGAAAGGTTTGCGAAAGCTGTTGCTGGTAAACGGCAGGAGGAAGACTATGAATCTAAAACTACGTCTGAAGCTTAGAGGGTGGCTGGATGAAAAGTACTGCACGAACAACGGGGAAGTTGCTTATATATCAGTGGTTTGTTGTGTTATTGGGTTTTTGCTGTGTGTGTTGGTATTAAAGTATGGAGGGTTTAGATACATGCGTCAATAAGTCCTGCCCACTGAAAGTAAGAAATAAAGGAATACTTTGCTTAGGGTATATGGGGAAATAGGAGGGGGATTGGGACGATGGCAATACAAGAATTTGCTAAGATGTTGGATGGCCGGGAAAGTGGTAACGAGATTACCTGCGAAGAAATAGAACAAGCTAAGGAGTTGGGATTCGTCGTGGTATGTGGATACTCGGACGATAATGCTGAATTACAGGGAGCTATTCGCGATGAAATTAGCTGCTTCGAGGGTGGAGAAATACGCTTAGACAGCAATGGTGTATTTGAAGAATGCGATTGCGAATGCTCGCACTCTGTACTGGCGAAGGAAAAATGCAAGCTGATTGACATTAGGTGGGATGACAGCGAAGGAGAATATGCTTGGACTTATGAAACAGAAATACCTCATGCAACATTTGATGTACTGGACGAGGGAGGCAATAAGTGGTGCAGGGGTATTGTGTTCGATATTAAAAGCTTGGAGGAAGCAAAATGCTAAATGCAGATATGTTAAAAGAAAACAGCGTCCTGATTGAAGGAAAATGGTTTGCAGCTAGGCCGATTACAGGGAGTTTGATTAGTAGATTGAGAGATGCAATTCAGGTACTAAAGGGCACGGCTGATGCAGTTAAATTTTATAAGCAATAAGGGGTGATCTCCAGCGATGATAAAAGAATCCCAAAACATACTTGAAGAACGTCTCAAACTTTACAAAAAACACAAGGCCGAAATAACTACAGCATCGCAAAGAATTGCAGTATGGCAGGATGCCTTAAAAAGCGGAGAATTGTGGATGTTCGAAAACAGTGTTAGCAGGGTGGAAGGAATGCCACACGCGACCACTACAACGTCACCTACGGAGCGCATAGCACAGCAGAGAGAGGTTACGGCCGAGTTAGTGCAGGAATGGATTGACGAGGATAAATCAAGGGTTCGCTACAAAACAGTAGAGATAGAACAGATTGACGAGGGCCTAAGGGCGTTAACCAAGGAACAACAGACCGTCATTGAATCTAAATACTTCGAGGCTATGACATGGAGAAATATAGAGATTGCCTTTAACGAACGTCATTCAGTGGGAAGAGTTTATATCACTGATGAGATGCTAAGAAAGATAAACAAGATAGCATTGGAGGTGCTATGGGAGATACTTGGCCCCTTATTCCAAAGGTATCTTTACTGCAGGAAGTGCGTGTAATACCGCTTTAATACACTGACATTACCATTATATGATAATAAGACATGTTACAATATTAATATGCAGGGTGATCCGTTACCCATCTAAAGTACGGAAGATTACAAAATAAAGACGCTCTCGACCTATAATGTGGTCCAGAGCGTCTTTTCTAATTTGGAGGTGGAACTTATTTGGATTGCAAATTATGCTCCAGGCAGAAGCGATGTCCTGATAAGGATAAGCCTCCGAAGGATTGTGTTAGGTTCGTTGAGTTTGCGGATAGTAAGAGGTTTGAGATTGTTGATCGGGTTATGAGGCAAAATCGTGGCGTGTATGTGCAGGAATGAGAAGAAGCCCTATTGCTAGGACTTCAGGGAATTTAGCATTAGTTCCAGTTCGGAACCTCTTACCCACGTACAGTTTATGTTGTTGTGGCATTTATCCCATATGCCAAAAATTGTTTCGTTTTTGGCATATGCACCTTGAATAGTTGTCCGGGTTGGATGCTTCGCTTTCGCACTTAATTATGTCATATGGCTTATCTCCCATCGTTACCGCTATGTCGCTTGATTGGTTTATGATCCCTTGTAGGTCGCTGGGTAGTTCGTCGAAGGTTACTGGCTTTCGCATTTACCCAACTCCTTGGTTCTAATGGATTCGATAAACTCTCTGACCTTGATCAACTCTGCCTCAGTGACATAGATTGAGCAGTTTTTGCGGCCGGATGATTTGCGACCTGAGTTGGGGCGATTACCACCGTGTTGGTTAGTTGGTTTATTCATCATTTTAAAATTCACCTCTTCCCAGAGCTTTACTTACTTTAAAACATTCCGAAAGCTACTTGCAGAATGCCTTCTTTTGCAATTTTTAAGATTTGTTTTTGGATTGGACTTTGTGGTGATTTTTCATAGTAGTCATCTTGCCAAGCAAAAGACAAAGATTCTTCTTCGCCATTAAAAACGGCCGTAACGGTTGCCTTGAGAGGATTATCCATATACGGAGGATTTTCCCCGCTTTCTGGATATGAGCACCATCGGCCAACGGAAAAAGTTCCTGCTCCGCTACGGTGATAAGGAATATCTGCGACCAAACGACAATCAATAGAATCTGTCCAAGATGATGGTACAGATCTTGCCTCTATATGAATATGACCGTCATAGTCATTCCCATATTCATAAACCGAAGGATATTTCACGGTTGAAATTTCGCAATCAAAATGGCGACGTTGTAGTAATTTGCCCAGAACATCGGAAATGGAGTATCTTTCCCGGCGAGTTGGGGAAATAAATTTAAATTCGTTTTCCATAATAACTCTCCTCCTTACCCCGCTCCTTGCAAGCTGACGGGTTATGTTTTAGATGGATTTAAGCCATCCGGACTTCAGTTTCCATGCGTTCATGGATGAATTAATCGTAACTCGAAATTCTGTATCATACCAAGCAATGCGGGTTCCGGTTGGAATTTCTACCATTATAGTTCCAGGTGGAATTTGGGTTTTTTCGTTTGGCCATGCTCCATAAAAGCAGGTTTCTACATTTGCCATTTCTTTTCCAGAGAATCCGAGGTGATAACCAACCATAGGTTCGGTTGTGATCTCTTCACTAGTCATGCGTTCAGTCCAGTCTTCGAATTGCGCAGGTTTAGAAGCGGTTTCTGTTATGGCTAGTTTCTTGGATTTGGCTGGAATTTTGAAGTTAATCCTTTCGCCTAAAGCAAACCTTTCTGCCGTAACGATGTCTCCGAACTTGCGAAATGTTCTGCCGTAAGGTGTGTGAAATAGAACGAAAACCCCGTTACCGCCGCGATCTTCAATTTTAATGTCGCTGGCGCGTAATCCAGATAATGAGACAGTGGATAGAGTTTTCATACTGTTTACCTCCTTGTTTTTGATCTTGATTTATTGTACTGCATATCAAGTTATGTGTCAATGGTGTTTATCAAGTTTATTTTGTTATGTTGTTGTCGTACTGTTGTGGGCTTAGTAATAATGATTGCGGTGTGATTTTGTGTTGCAATTGTTATTAGTGAGCTTGTAGAGCTTGCTGTGGGTTGTGGTGGCATAAGGAAAGACCACCTTATTTGGCAGTCCTTAATCCTCGTTAGTTATTAACACTTACCGCTCTATCTCCTATTGCGGTCCATACCTCGTAGCCATCCTTTCTGAGATTTTGTATTTTGACCTCTGCATCTTTGGATAATCCGTCGATGTGTGTGCTGCTCCATTCGTGCTGCGAGTGTGATGTTCCGCGGACCTTAAAACTGATTTCGTCGTATCCTGCATCATTGTTTGGTCCAGTAAGCTCATTCCTAGTGTCGCCCTTGATGCACTTGGATGCGGTGATCTCGTAATACTCATACTTTTCAGTCGTTTTAGCGTTCTTTGGTCTTCCGCCCTTTTTGCCGTTTTCTCGGGCTGTGGTGGTTTTAGCTTCTGACTTTTTACTGCCTCCTAGTTTTCCCATTGCGATTGCTGCCTGACTTACCGCTAAATTAACTGCAACTTGATCGCAAATGTATTGCTCGACACTTGTAGTGCAAGGGTAAACGCCTGAGTCGTACCTAATGCAGTAGTCGGCATCCACAAACTTGATGTCTACGTCGGACATAGGGATTAGGTTGTCGTTAACTAGCATAGCAAAGAGTGTACAGTCGTTGACCTTGCCGTGGTTAATTGTTTTCATTTCAATTCCTTCTTTCTACCGGGTATTATGGCTCCCGGCTGGCCTTGTGGGATTATGATTGAGCAGCTTTGTCTCGCGCTGCTTGCACCTGTGTCTTTGCTTTTTGCATGTAAGCGTTCGCTAGATTTCTGTGTTCGATCCACCATTTTGCCGTGCAGTTGCTTTCGCCTAGTTCGTTGATGGCTTTTTCCAATTTGTCAGCATAGTCGGTAAATACTCCATCCGTACGACCCTTGTAATAATCCATTTCACGCTGGAGGTCTTTTAAGTTTTGAGCTATGATTTCCTTGGCCCAAGCGATTTGTTTTTCGCTTCCAGTTAAATTTTCAATGGCTTTCATGATCTTAGTTGCTCCTTTCTTGACAGATGCCCACAATGTACGAAGTGCAAGAGCCAGCCGAGCTGAGTAGTCACCGATCATTTGCTTTGCCATTTGGTGAGCCTCGACCATCATCTCGCGTTTGTTCATTTTGATCTTCGTCATATGAGCAACTCCTTTCTTTATCTGATCACATTGTATCCCAAGCGGTTGGGTTACGTCAAGAGGATATTAGAGATTATTTTTTGTTTGTTTTTAGTTTGGTGGCATATATAGAAGCAATGTTTTAAGAGTGCTATTAAGTTATTGAGTAGATTGTATTGGATGGGTTAGTAGTGGGCTTAGAATTGATGTGGTGGGTTGTAGTGAGGGATTAAGGAGGTGTGCTGATGATGGCAGAAGTAATTGAAAAGAAGAATGTTGGAGGTAGGCCGACTAAGTATGATGAGAAGTATAATAAACAAGCTTATAAGTTGTGTCTGTTGGGTGCAACTGATATAGATTTAGCTAAGTTTTTTGAAGTGGAAGAGAGAACTGTTAATAATTGGAAAGATGATTATCCAGAGTTTTTTCAGTCCATTAAAAATGGTAAGGAAATTGCTGATGCTGAGATAGCTTCTAAACTGTATCATAGAGCGTCTGGATACAGTCATCCTGAGGACAAAATCTTCATGCATGATGGCGAACCTGTCATTGTGTCGACAACTAAGCACTATCCACCAGACGCAACTTCTGCCATTTTTTGGTTAAAGAATAGACAACCTGCTAAATGGAGAGATACCCAAAACATAGAGGTAACTGGTCCAAACGGCGGCCCTCTGCAAATCCAATCAATCGCCACACTCTCTGACTCCGACCTCAAACTGATGATCGAGATTATGGAGCGATCACAAATCCAGGGAGAGGTAGTCGATATAGAGTCATCGGAGGACTGATTTGTCCGTCAGTGGTGGATTATCAGGGTATTGAGCAGATCAAGGCCCTATGATCCGCCTATAGGTTGATTCTGAATGTGACACAACAGGATTATGTAACATTCGCCTTGATTGGATGTAGTTACCGCTTAGCTAGTAGAGCGTGGTAATAGCTAAGAGCGTGCTGGTGGTAAATACTACTGTAATCGTATAGTCAGCTCTGCTGTACTGCTGATCTGCCTGTGCGTGGCTGTGCATCTGGGATAGCCCGGCTGTGTACCAGAGATTCGGATACCGGGGGGAGGGCGTTGGCCGGGGTTGGTGGATTCTATGTATACTCCCCCTAACAACTATAATATTTTATTTTTAAATTTTTAAGGAGTTGATTAAATGCAAATTCACTTCTACATAACCTCATCCGATTTAGAACGATATCAAAAAGAAGGTTCATGCTACGTACAGTGCAGGAAGCAATACGATTTACTTCATATTAGCATCGGCCTAAATAACCACACTATCGAAAAATTGGAAAACTCAGAGGAATATATCTTAAGGAAAATTAACTAATTCTCTAAAATATTTTATAAATTTTTTAGAGAAAAGGAGATGCACTAATAATGAATCCCGAATTAATAGAAAAACTAAATGGTTTACTCAAAGTGCAAGGTACAGACGGTAACTGGAATCACGACAACTACATGTGCGGAATGTTCAACGGTATGGAGTTGATGCTTTCTATCATTGAGAATAGAGAAGTTAACTACAAAAGCCCATCCGATGCAAAGAAAGAGGTAATAAAAATGAACGTCAAAGAAAAACTCATCAAGCAATTAGGCGCACTTGAGAATCTGCAATTACTCGCCATTAACGCTAACGAATTCGGTACAGCATTGAGCGTTTCAGGAATGATGCTCGACTACATAAGAAATATTGAAGCAACTCAGACGCAAGAGGAATCAGATTGCGTTAAAGATTACATCTGCCATGACTGTGAAGAAGCCATAGCAAAAGAAATACTACATCAAGAGATTGCGGATACATGCGATATGCCGATTGAAATCGTCAAACGAGTTTTGGCTGGGCAAGAAGAAGTGTTGAATGGAGATTAGCAATGGACTGCGTTAAATGCCCGGTCACAGACCTATGTAAATACAGGGCACATGCAATTAATGTTTCTAGGATGATTAAGGAAATAGAATTATCAGGACTTCCGTTTATTGTAACCATGAGGTGTGAGCACTACTTAGATGAGTTAGTTAGAAAAGATGCGCTTCAGATGGAAAAAATAAAACAAGCTGAGTTGAACAAAATGAGTTAACCGCGTTGGTGCGTAGGATACGTACGTTAAGCCTTGTGCAGACGATTAGCATCAATCCCTAGGGGAATGCGGATTTATTGATAATAAAATTACACATTTTTGTGCTGAGAGACATGCTTATTGCACATTTTTGTGTGACCGATTAGATTAGGAACGCAACGAGGCTAGAACGTATATATAAACGAATTACACGAAGAAAACCCTATACTCTTAGGGAGAGTAAGGCTGAGTGCCATTTTTGCAACGTGTCGTTATGACACCTAAGTAATGCCCATTGAAGGGGCTTTTGAGGTGGAATATGGAGAAGGATTTACTTGATTTCCTTAATGGGAATACTAACGTATTGATTCCTCAAGGAGTCACGATTACTAGAGATAAAGCACCTAACGGGCAAGAATACATCACGGTCAAGATTGATAATGGCAACAGGGAATTAACTCTCTATTCGTTTTGGCACAATCCAAATAAGCCAGCAAAAAAAGACAAGTCGCCGCCTAAGCATACTGGGGGGAAGAAGCCTTACGTCATGCTCATGGTCGAAGAGATTGAGAAGTTGAAGAAAGGTGGGGTAAAGAATGTCGAAGAGTTGGCAGGGTACTTAGTATCTTTAGGAAAATATGTTGAATGGAATACCGGAAGATTAATTCATGATAGAAGTAAAAATCCATTGAAGTATAAAGAATTACAAGCCATATTCGGTTGTGGAAACAAGAAATTAAACCGCCTATTGGGTGAAATGAAGGAACACGAACTCCTTTATTCAACTGATGGCGGTTATGTTATTTCCTCGAGACTTATCAAAAAAGGTAAAACAAATAAGGAGGGCGATTGATTATGCCTAATAGAGTCACTACTTACAACCAAGCGTTTCTTGGAGTATTGGGTATTCCTATGGATGCTAAGATTAAAGAGTTTGTTAAAAAGCTCGAGAGTGATGGACACACGGAGTCCGGTATTAGTTTTGGTATATGGAGAAGTCAAGATAAGTTAAATGCGTTTAAGCGTGACCGTAGGTTTATGAGTATATTGGAGAACGAGATTAATAAATGGTCATGGAAGAAGAACGACCCAAGGTGGACTGAATATTGGAACAGGAAGAATGAGTCAACAAAGGCTGAACGCATGAGAAAAGAGATAAAAGAGTTTGTGCGTGATGAAAAAGAACTAGATTCAATTAACGGTTCTGATAAAAAAAGATATAGAGGGTATGTCTACTTCATCCAAGGTCAATGTGGTGGGGCTATTAAGATTGGGTATTCACTTACCCCGAGCAGTAGATTAAAGACTTTACAAACTGGTTATCCAGATACTTTAAAGATGCTTCTTGTGATACCGGGGGATGAGTCGATAGAACATGCGCTGCATCGACAATTTGAAGGGGCCAGATTAAAGGGAGAATGGTTTAGACCTGACGAATTGTTAATAGAAAAGATTAAAGAGTTAAGTGCGAAATATAAACCATCAAGGCAAAAAATATAATCCCATTGATGCGATGCGAAACCTCCTTTTCCCCTCAATTCCCTTCTTCTAAACCCAATCCCTTGAATATAACCGCACATAACCCATCAAACCGTTAAGTCCAAGCTATGCTCAAGCAAACGTATATTTAAACGTATCGGCAAAGGTTAAGGATAAGCTAATTTCAGGAGGTGATCCGATTGGCACTAAGAGTGAGGACAAATGGGAAAATATTATGTGCCGCAAAAAGTGAACCATTGCCTGGTGATATTTATATCGATGATAATATCCACGGTTGGCTATCGGGATGTTATGAAATTATGGATAAGGTAATTGAATCATTGGGCGACGATGAAAACGGTCAAGAGGAATGGATATTTATAATTTCCAAGGATAGTCAATAGGAGTGAAATCATGTCGGAAAATAGAGCATGTAAAAAGTTCGACGCTACAGACCCTACATACGAAAAAACAAACTGCGCTTCATGTACTCTGTGGAATGGAGTTAGATGCAGGGGAGAGGCGTTTGTTGTGGCAAGTCAGGATGAGAAGTATGAGGCTATGATTGGGTGGGAGAAGTGGTAGTAAAGGCAGAAACAAAAGACCCGCCAAAAAAGATTAAACCAAGCGATATTCCTACCTTGCAGTTAATGTACGATGAGCAAGCGAAGCGCGACGATGAATTTTGGCTTAAATACTATGTAAAAATTATTAACAAAGACGGAAACCAAGTGCCATTCGTGCTTAATCCAATCCAAAAGAAGATTGAAGATAAAATAAAAGAGCTTGAATCACAAGGGAAGCCTGCTCGAATCATTGTGCTCAAAGCGAGACAGGAGGGCGTGAGTACGTACATTCAAGCTAAGTTCTTGTGTCGAACCATAAAGAACAAGAACCGTAATGCTCTCGTGGTAGCTCATCGCGATGACAGCACAAACGCAATTTTTGATAAGGCTAAATACTCGAATTCATGCTTGCCTGACCATATAAAGCCCTTACAAAGAGCATCCAATGCTAGAGAGTTGATATTTGATACCCCTGTTACTCATAAGGGTAAAGAAAAAGGACTGAACAGTAAGATCAAAGTACAAACCGCAGGATCGGATGGTATTGGCCGGTCAGATACCTATCATTACATTCATTTATCGGAGTTTGCCTTTTACAGTGGCGACCCGTTAAAGGCCTTATCCGGTATCAATTCATCCGTCCCTAGTGTAGTTGGAACAATCGTAATTATTGAATCGACTGCCAACGGAAATAACTCATTCAAAACACTGTGGGACTTAGCTGAATCAGGAGAAAACGATTACATCCCAATGTTTTTTTCATGGTTCGATTACCCTGATTATCAGATGCCGGTAACTGATGAAGAACGTATTGAGATAATGTCTAGCCTGAATGAGTACGAGCAAGGCCTTGTTGATAACTACGAGCTTCCTGCTGAGAGGATTAAGTGGTACAGATGGAAATTAAAGAATGACTGTAATGGTGATAAGGACCTCATGCGCCAAGAAAATCCCAGCAATAGTCGGGAAGCGTTCCTCTCTACAGGACGGCCGGTGTTCGATAATGAACGTGTTCTACTTCGTATAGAGCAACTCAAAAAGCAATACAAGACGAAGCCACCAAGGACAGGATATTTCATCTTTGAATGGAACGACCCTGATTCAAAAGACAAAATAAGGGACAGTTCAATCAGGTTTATAGATTCACCCGGTGGCTATATTCATATTTACGAAGAACCAAGGAGTGGTCATCCTTTCGTTTTGGGGGGAGATACGGCCGCGGGCGGGGCGGATAGCTTCGGTGGTATAGGCATAAACAATTCATCAGGGAAAAGAGTTGTTGCTTTACATGGGAAAATGGCCATAGATACCTACACTCACCAAATGTATTGTTTAGGCAAATATTATAACAATGCGCTAATCAGTATTGAAATGAACCTGGACCGATACCCTATCGAAGAATTAGAGAGACTTAAATATTACAATCAATACAAGCGTGAAAGCGTAGACGATATTTACCACAAGAAGCTATATAAGCATGGATTTAAAACGGACGGTAATACGAGACCTTTCATCCTGTCGCTTTTGGTAGTTCTTATTAGAGACAATCCAGACCTATTTACTCACATCGGGTTCCTGTCTGAGTGTCTTACGTTTGTGATGGACAAGAATGGCAGACCGGATGCCGAGGCAGGAAAGCACGATGACTTGATTATGTCGGATGCAATCGCCAACGCAAGCAGAAGTCAAATGAGGTTTTCGGTCAATCGCAACGCCAAATTCGAACTCCCCGCCAACATGAGCGAGGAAGAAAAGTCGAGAGTTAAGGCTAATATCGATTTTGAAGATAAGTATGTGGAGATGGCTAAGTATCGGAGGAAGAAGTAGTGGAAGAATTCAGATGTAAAAAATGTAATAAGCTGCTCGGAAAAGTAGAAGGAAGGGCAGAGATTAAGTGCCCAAGATGCGGTACAATTAACGAAAAATAGAACGCCGAAGGAGAGTGTCGATGATGGAATTAACCAAAGAGGAACTTAAGAAAAAATTTGATGAGGTTACGGATGGAAGAAAAATATTAACCAAAGAGGCTATTGGCTTAATGATTGAAAATCAATGCCTAGCGTTAAGGGAATACTTTGAAAAAGAATGAAACCCAAGGAGGTTCTGCGATGATTGATAGGATAGGAAATTTAGAAGCTAAGTACATGTCGGATAATTATTACCAGCCAACTCATGTTTATTTAGGTTTATTTAGGACGTGAGGAATACCGAGAACTATTAAAAGAAACAACTATTCATTGCCATACGGCACAAAACGCAGTGATGAAAACCAGCGTGAATGGTTTATGGATTATTAAAGTGGCTGACCAAAATCATTTATCCGTAGGCTTTTCAATCGAAGAAGAAGCTTAATAATCTAGAGGCTCTAGAAGCCCATCTCTCTTAACCGAGGGGTGGGCTATTTTTTATGTCCGAAAGAGGTGAAACAATGTCGCTACTAACCAAAGCTAAGAAAGCGGTGGGAAAAATCATGGGCAAAAAAGAAATGGTTCAAAACGCTGAACAAGAAGAAGCCGACCGCGAACTCATAGAAAGATGGCAGCCAGTATTCGAGGCAGATAAAAGGGCCAAGAAGCCATGGGATGCAAGGTTCGACCAATGGGAAGCGATCTATGATGCTGGCCGTGATTTCCAGAACTTAGAGGACGAATTCAGTAATTCTGGCAAAACCCCGCGAACGATAATTAACTTCCCTCGAATGATAGTGGAAAGTCTTATTGAGTTAAAAATTCCGGACCCTGACTTTAAGGCTGTATCCGGTGACGATGAGGAAGTTATCGAATCCCTCAAAAACTATGTCATGTATGTTGTTCGCTCTGCTCAACCATCACTAGAAGAAATGAATCTTCACAATGAGCGCAGGGTAATGAAACTAGGTGGAGCCTTCACGAAGATTCACTGGAACAACAGCACTAAAAGGGCGGGCTATGTCGGAGAAATAGAACTTTCTGCACCTCACCCAAAAGACATCATCCCTAACCATGGTGCAACCTCAATCGACGATATGGAGCATTATCACCATCCAAATAACCGCACAGCGAACTATATAACTAAAAAATGGAAGCACATTACAAGGGATATGCTTGAGCAAAAAGCCCAATTATTCAAGGAATACGATGAGATTAGCGGTTCACAAAGGATATCCGTAGGAGATTCCGAGTCCGGTGATCAAGAGATGGGACTTGAAAAGTACACTATTATTGAGACAACTTATCTGGATGAAGATAACGAACAATGCAAACTATGGTGGTCGGGCGACTTGGTTATTCTTCATACTCCTAAGTTTTATCATCGTAGGGATGAAGATGGAGTTTCGTTAAAGGAAAGTCATGAGTATGAGGGCAAGGAAGCCGACTACTACATCCCTAAATCGTGGGATCTCATATATCAACCGTTCATTCCTCGGGACAAGTGTTTCTGGGGAATATCTATCATGGAAGATATTCACGACATTAACGAGGCAATCAAAAAGGCTGTTTATCAACATGAGGAAGAACACCTAAAGGGCAATATACATCTTTTAGTTGGAAGCCAAGAATTAAAGATAGCCTTAGAGTCTTCGATTTCAAAAGTTCATTATGTGCCTGACCCTAATCAAAGTGTCAAAGAAATAAACATGAGGGGTAACGTTGATGGAGTAGCCTGGATTAATCAGCTCAAGGAATGGATGCAA